TCATCAATTAAACATGTTATTGATTGATGATAATAAAAATAATGATTCGAATGATAATAAAAAAGTAATATCGTTTTGCGGCGAAGTACCTTGTGATCCTGGTGAAAAAGTTTGGGATTGTTACATTAATAAAGTTGATCATTATAGTCAACGAAATGTTCCTGGAATGAGACCCTCAAAAAAATTTTATCAATTACAAGCATTATATAATGATATTAATAATCCAAAAGGAAATTTCTGTCCCACCACCAACGTGAAAATTGAAGATACTAATACAAAAGAAACAGTTTCAGGAATTGCAGTAATAGATAAATCAGAGTCATTATCAGACTCGACTATTCGTGATGATTCAACATATACGTCATTAACTAATCCATTGACAATAACGGATTCAAATAACTCGTCATTTGCTCCATCAACGATAGAGTCTTCAAATGAGTTGTCAGTTGATACTGACACATCTAATAGCAGTTCCATTTCAGGTACAATTAAGACTGGCACTGGCACATCTACAATAAAAACAATAGAAACAGACCATACAAACAGTAAAAATGAAATAACTAACGAAAATTTTAATTATGTAATCAATAAAACATTACAAAGTTACTGGTCAGCCATGATTACGAAAACTGGGTTATCCATCGAATTTAAAACAAAAAATCTAGTTGGTAGTAACGAAAAATTAGATATTAAAGATTTGAAATATACACAAGACAAAATAGAAGAAAATAAAGATAAACCAATTTTTAAAAGCAAACGTGATAAAAAATTTTTTATAAGCGCTATAAGTGAAGATTTAACAAATTTTGAAACTGTTAATGACACAATAGATAAATATCATAAAAAATATGAAACCCTAACTTATGATGATATGCAACATAGTGGAAATATTACTGAAATCAAAAAAAAAATAGAATTCATAAGAGATGTGTTATATGACTTGATAAAAATAAACAATGACAAGTCTGAACTTTTTTAAATTTTATTTCTAGAATAAATATATAATGCAAATCGATTTCATAAAATTTATATATTTATTCATAAGAATGGCACCCTTCATAATAGTGAGTTACTTTTCACTTCAGTCACTCTTCCATCAAGACCTCAAGGGTATTATATATTTATGCGGTTTGTTAATCACATGTGTAGTTGCAACAAGCATAAGCGCCAATATGAACGACAACGAAGGTTCAAATGATATTGATCCCGCATGTGCGATCACATATCTAGGAATCGACAGTCAACCGCTATCTAAGCATATTCCATTGAGTCTAGTGGTATTAAGTTATACATTTTGGTACATTTTCTTCATTATTGCTCGATACAAACTTTGGAATCAAAACATTCCATTCTTCATGATTTTCTTCATTATTATTGCAGGGGATGTATATTGGCAATATTCTAAAAGTTGTGTATCGAATCCATTGTATAATCTAGGTGGATCATTCTGTATAGGTACTCTTTTCGGTATTATATGGGCAGCAATCATTGATAGCAGTGGATATATTGATCTGCAAATATTCAATGGAGTAAGTTCTGCAGAAGTTTGCAGCAGACCTGAACGCAAAAAGTATAAGTGCAGTTTGAAACAGATATAATAATTATTCAAAACAATGTAACTTTGACTGAAACCATATTTTGATATTCTGTGATTGTCGGTTACGAAATAGACTATCATGTAATAATTTTGATGTATTTTTCTTATCAAAATGATTCATAAATTCATTAAAGACAGAAATAATATCCATAGGTTGGTATATTTGCTCCAAATCGTTCCTGGACAATAATTTATACTCCTTACGCTTATTTACACTGTTGTGAAACATATATAATAAATTCACGAGTTCGCTTTTCATTGTGATCGCCTTGAAATTTATACGATTCAAATATTCTTTCGCATGATTTGCACAATACGGACAGGGTAAACTTGTACAAATAGCGTAAATCTTACTCAAAATTTCCTCTTTCATAGAATCGAAATGTTCGGGTTTAATTTTATGTGCCATACAATGAAGAAAATACCACGTTGGTTTACCCCATATCATTTTAGGGGGTTCATAATTTGTTATTACAGCGGGTCTACGGTATCGAATGGGCTCTTCTTCTACTTCTTTGGGTTCCGATTTTGGCATCATTCGCATTGGCAACATGAATATATTTGCAGGTGGTTGTTGTTGAATTTGTATTTGTTGTCTTTGTTGTACATTTTGATTGAAAGTCGGATTTGTTCTTCTATTTGTACGACTAAACATCATTTGCATTATATCTATATTTTATATTTATATTATAAAAATAAAAAATATAGATATATTGTAACAAGCAGAACAATGCAAGAATTAATAAACAATATAAAAGAGTGGGTAAAACTGGACAATGAAATACAACAATTGAAAACTGAGGAAATGAAACGAAAGAAAAGTCAAAAAGAAATTTCAAAGTATATAATGAACCAAATGAAAGAAAGTGAAATCGACGAATTCAATTTGAAAGAAGGGACGCTAAAATATTCTCGAAAGACTGTCAAGCAACCGTTAACAAAAAAGACTCTTGCGAATATACTTACCAAATATTACAACGGTAATATTGATGAAGCAAATGAATTAAATAATTTTATATTGAGCAATAGAGAGGAGAAAGTGGTTGAAAAACTCACACACGCTACATGAATTATTCGAATGTATAAAATTCGTCAATACTGTACTCATTATCATCGTTTGTTTTGCATTTTCCTATTATCTTTGGATCTTCGACACCTTTTAAAATGTCGTCTGTTTTATAAATATTTTTATGATTGTCGATCCAATAGAAGATACCATTGATTTCCTGTGTAAATATTTCTATAGTAGGATTCGTGTCTTTATTTGTCATGAATCCGTTTGGAGCATGTCGTGAATGTGTTCCGCATACATCGCAATTTTCCTTACGACGACGTGTGCATTGTCCTCCTCCTAATAATTTTGCTGTACATCGATTCAGCATAGGAATTGTATTCTTCACACGTTTCCGCTTGGAGAAATCTTCTTTCAGAAACTCCATTCGGGGATATTCATATATGCCGGCAATGATTTCAGTTTTTCTGTTTGGATCCAGCACTGATTCTTTAATGATTTCACAGATATGATTCTTGAAATCAGTTACGTAGACTTCTGCTTTCTTGTTAATCTTGTTTTCCATGGTGTAATGTGTCTTTTATATTCAAGAATAGAAAATATATTTTTTGATTCAATTTTTTTACATATCATATATATCAAAAGTAAATATATATATGAATGAACTACTCTATTTACAACAAAAGTTCCGGTTTATCATGATGTTATTGAAACATAAATTACATAAAGAAGCCATGATGGAACTTTTGAAAACATTGGAAAATTTGGAAAATCCAGATCTAGTAGACTTTGCAAAAGAAATCTCGGATCATTTGAATGAAGATGATAAATCTAATGTAACTCTAACTTAGAATAGATCGTACATTTTCTTGAAAACACTGATAGCATCATTGGAAACGTTTTCCAGCAACTGTTTCACAATAGCCTTATCATTTTTCTCTATAAAGGCAATACGTACAATACTATATGGATCATGAGGATGGATCTTCTTGAATCCACAATAAGACAATTGTTTGTTGCCATTGTAGTATTTTTCATAAAGCAAGAATTCCAATACTTTACCCATTGTATAATCTTCATTTGCCAAATAAATGTCAAAACAATAATCCATTGTAACATCGCTATTCAAAATTTGGATTTGACCGCTATTGACATCACTCAAGAACTGATCCAATTTCTCTTGTAAAATTTTTATACCTTTTTTCACGATTACTTTGTTTTCATAGACACCCACGCTTCTTACCACAAAATCGAAACTCTCTTCTTTATAATACCGTTGTGCGTCAAGTAAGTAGAAGTTCTTCTTCTGAAATTCAACTTGCTCATTGGTATTGCTTTCCTTGAGTAGTTGATCCTTACGTTTCTTCCATTCATTGTCAACTTTCTCGAGATCAGGAGTGTTTCCATAAGCACATTTTGAAACCACATTAAATGAACTGTTTAATTTAGCATTTACTATTGAAAACTCTGCAACTAAATGCAACTCTTCGCCAGGGATCCCATCACCCACCTTGGGGCGCAATCGGGCAAAATCAATGTATGTTCCAGTGTATTTATTGGGAGGGAATATTTTTCGCGTCTCATTTTCGGTAACATAATGGTCATTCTCTTTGTTTTTTATTTTGAAGTGTTCAGTAGTGACATACATCATTGCATCCGTATCATTTTTCACCTTTACTTCCAATACATAATTATCTGGTAAAAGATCCAATGTATGGATATCATTATGAATCGGAATACAACTCAATCTTTGTTTCAGTATCTCATTATGTAGCCTACTCGTATTGGTCATAATATTACATTGATTCTCTTCAAATGTTTCGGTGCGGACTCCAATACATGGTATTTCACTCAATATTACTCTTCGCAATGCATTTGCAAAACTTACATTGACACCAGCCAAAGTGAATTTTAAGATATCATTTTGCTCTGTAGTCTCGACAATTTTTGGTTCCATAATAATGTTATGATATATAATTATGGATCAAATTAATATTTTTAAATCAATTTTTTTATAATTTCACCCATCGATACTTTTTGAAATCGTTTACTACAGGCAACCATTTTTTATCTTTTGGATGTTTTTTAATATGCGCCTTTATATTGAAGGGTCTACCACACGAGGAACCGAAAATCCCAATAAAATTCATTGTTTTTGCCAGGGTGGAGTCGAGTACTTTACCATCGGTACATCCAGCGAGCGGATAATCATAGTCATCGTCATTGTCATAGTGTATGCAAATACTTCTTCCTTCCATTCTATAATCGTGATGTAAACTATCATAATGATCGGATATAATTGTTTTTGCTATGTCTATGTCTATTTTTCCATAGTATTTGTCAAACAATAAATAATTAAGTCGCAAATTTCGAGCACCGCTACTGTCATTTGGATTGATATGTTCATCGTCTTTTGTCTCTAAAGAACGCAATTTCAAGGACATGGCTGTATTGGATCCATAAAAGATACCGTCTGTTTTTATTTGTTTATTCATCACTTTCAATCCCAATTCCAACAGCATAATTTGATTGTTATTTATGTTTCCAAACAACCATGAACACGGATAATCACCGGCGTTTTCTTTCATCATAATATTGGCATAGTCATCTAGTGTGTTGCCATATTGCATGGCATCGCGAATTCGACAAAAATATGGAACGCCGAAAACAATGTCATATGTTGTCGAGGAAATCGTGCTCTCACATCCCACTATACCAGCCTTAGTAATGAACCAATCAGATGAACTGGCGATCAATCCCGGGGAAGTTTGCATGACAAACTCATGACCTTTTTCGGGCGTTATTTTCATGACAATATTCAATAATTGTCCACTGGCAAAATCCGTATGGGTATTATGAGCCATTACAATGCTTCCGTCGCTCGTAGCACTTCCAGTTGCTATAAATGTGCTACAGCGTTCTGCTGTTTTCCCCTCAAAATACTGATACAGTGTCATATATGAATTTAATCCAATGACTAGGTCCAATGGAATATCAACTTTTTTACTCTGTGCTCCTGCGACTATACCACGCATTTCGTCATATTGTTCCACGTATTTATTTTTGAGGATAGGTAAAATATACTTTCGTGAGACTTCATTATATTTGGAATAACTTTGTTTGATTTCGTGTTTTAAAAGAAACAAAAATATCTTCTTGGCGCGTTTCAGTTCTTGATGCAACAGTGATCCATGAGCATATCCTCTTTCATATGGACTACCATAAATATGAATGCTTTTCCAACCTTGTTTCTCTTCGATCAAACTCCCAGAAATGCTGCGAGTTTTTTTCGTTTTATTATTTGAATTTTTGTTGTGTTTTTTATGTTTTATTTGTTTTGAATGCATATATATATTCAAAATAAATTAGTTATCTATGATACCATAATGAGGCCCAATAGTACGAACAATAGCAAAAAGGGCAATAATACTAAGAACCAAGCAATGTTGGTCGCACCGGCGCCACACATGAGATTCAAAATCCATGTCCAAAATAGAATGTAAATTGCCTTAATGAAAAAAATCAATATTGTGCTAGGCACCGAACAACTATATTGTCCTAAACAATACGTATCTATATTACCGTAATTTTGAAAAGACGAAATGATTAGAAATGCTACTGAAATTACTAAATATACATGCGCTGGATTACATAAGTTACGGAAAAATTTCATTATCTATATATTGATAGTACAAAAAAATCATACATGTTGATGAACGACATCTGAACTAACGTAGGGTTGTCCAGCCAATATGGATGCACTTGTCCCCGCAGAATGTGAATTTCCAAACATCAATGCTGAACCGGTTCCGAGATTTCCAACCGGACCGAAACCTCCCTTCATGGACCTCTTTTTATGTGATTTGCGTTTTTTTATAGTTCTCCTTCTTCTCCTTTTCTTTCCACCGTACTGAATGGTATCGTTACCTCCAGGTAAAGGCGGTTGCAATCCACCCGTTTGATTATGTGGATAATAATGTGACATATGCAAGCCAATGTTTGCTCCTTGTCCTCCTTTGACGCGTTTTCTAGTAGTTTTTGGCTTCATTTATATATTATTCGGAGAATTTATTCGATATCGACGTGTGTCAACATGTGTCTTCTACAACAAGGATCTTTCAATCCCAAATCATCAAGGACATTACCCTCGGCAGTTTTATCCATATTTTTACTCGATAAATATTCAACACGATTCAAAGACTTGTTATCTCGCATCTTCTGCTTGCGCACTTGTTCTTGGAAGTATCTATATTTATCGGCTAGTACGCAACCACAAGTAAAACACTTAACAGGAATGATCATTTTATATAATTGGAATATTATAATTTTATTAAATCAATTTTTTTATAATCAATTTTTTAATCGTCGTATATTGTATAAATGAATTGGAAATATATATTCTTGGTAATTTTCGTATTAATTATTGTAAGTTGCGGGTGTTGTTATCCAATCGTAGAAAATTATGAAAATACAAGAATGATGCAAGCCGACTATACAAAAAAAAATGAGAAAAGTACATTGTTGAAAGAGAAAGAATATCTAGAAAATGAATTAGAAAATGCAACAGAAGACGAAAAAGCGGAAATAGAAGCCCAACTAGAAGAAATCGAATTTCAATTAAAATATGCAATAGGTGATGGAGAAGATGCATCGGCTAAAAATTATGTATATAATACGAATAATTTAGACCGTAAATACCGTCAATCGGATGAATACATCATTAAGAACCTAGGAGACCAAGAAAAAAATACCAAAATTCTCGAAAGAAAAATCCGAAAAATCGAAAAACGCATTGATGAAGAAGATTATGCAGATGAGGAGGAGAAAGAAGAACTCTTGCGGGATTTAGATAATTATAAGAATCAATTGAAAACAAACAACGAATTCGGAGAGTTTCTTACATTTAACGATGTCGAATATCACGACAGTATCGATGACATCAAAGCGCAAGGTGGATATACAGATCATCTTCTCAAGGGTAGCACCGCACATCGTGTGGACAACTCAAAAAGAAGATACAAATCGTCTAATTTTGTACCAACATACGAAGACTCTGTTTTCCTCAGTCGCGTTACAATGTTAAGTAATCCTAAAATAGTAACCAATAGTTCTCACGAAAATGCGGGTTTTTGTCATTTCCACAAAAACAATCCTCTACAAATAGAATCAAAATGTAGATCATTGAGCAGTGATGTATGTGCATCCACCAAATGTTGTGTATTGCTCGGAGGGTCTTCGTGTGTAGCAGGAGATAAAAACGGTCCCACCATGAAGTCGAATTATACTAGTAGATCCATTCAAAACGCAGATCATTATTTTAATGATGGTAAATGCTATGGAAATTGCAATTAAACTTCATATATTTTTAATATGAAATAACTAAATGTAATGATAAGAGCATATATAAAACTTAATTTGACCAATTGTTCAGTAGAGACATCTTTAACAAAATTTATAATTGCGAATATAATGATAGATAGAATCAACGTTGCAGATGTACCTATGATTGCGTGACGAGCGAAGTTCTCAACGGGTGTTTTACTATACCTCGATGCCATATTGATAAAGAAAAAATATGTCAAAGGGACAGACCACATAAAGGCCAATATTTTGAAAAACATTGGACTTGATTTGCCATAAACATTGGATAAATAAGATATTAATCCAAGTAATCCGCCGCCTAAAATAGCATCAAACAATACTTCCTTCATATGCGATTATAATATATATATTGCATAGGAAATATCTTATATAATTATATAATGAATCCTCAATCGGTGTACAATGGTTTGGTGTCCAATCAACGTAATATGTTTCTTACCAGTTCAGTCGCAGTAGCCATGATCGGCTTCAGCAACAAGTTCGAGAACAAAAACGTGCGACTTGTCTTAAAGTCATTAAGTTTGCTTATTTTCGTAATTTCTATTGTTATTGGCCTAAAATCCAATTATGAATTCACATATTATTTAGACAACAATGAAATAGAAGCCAATGTTGCCGTTGACAGTTGGCGTTCTTCGATCTATATTACAATCGCATATGTTTTTATAATTTCGGCAGCGGCACTTGCTTTTGTTATGAACCGAATTCACTTATGAACTAATTTATGGCATTTTTCACACAAACTCATTAAGTTTGCCGGGTGATTCTTATGGAAAGAATTGATGTACCCTGTTTTTGATGCGTCTTTCTGTTGATTTATATGATGTGTTTCATCTGCTATTGCAATATGACACATTTCACACTTTCCTCTCAGTTTCTTTGCATTATATACGCTTGTTTTCATGGACAATGAACCCGCATGTTCGGGGAAATATTTATTCCGAATATCATATGCTTTTTCCAAAAAATCGCGATCCAAATAGAGACTCTTACATACTTCGAGACCGTAATTCCGGGTTCCTGAACCAGAACGTAGTTTTCGATCATAAACCAAACAATCCTTTTCCGCATCGAAAACAACATGCATATGATACAGTTTCAAATTTTCAAGCGCTTTAATTTCATCGTAATTAGTTATTTCATGAAAATGGGTTGCAAATATAAACGATGATTTCGCATTATGTATAGACATCAACGCAGACGTAAAAATACTGAGTGCTGAATCCGTTTCCGTGCCACTACACACTTCGTCACCTAAAATTAAACTGTTCTCATCGGCATTATTTAGTATAACGCGCAATTCGGACATTTCGACTGCAAAAGTCGAGAGTCCTTTGAATAAATTGTCGTTTCCGATGATTCGTGAAAAAATAGCAGTATATGGTTTATATTCAAATTGACTGCATGGGACATACATACCACATTGAGCCAAAATGATTGCAATACCAATGGATCTTATCAGACTGGTTTTACCTACTGCATTTGTACCGTAAAGTAACATTCCATTCTCGCCCAATTGAAGATCATTCGTAACATACAATTCTTTTGTCTGCAAATGTTCGATTAAAGCGTGTCTTAAACCATCACATTTTACGAAAGATTGTGTATTATCTCTTATAACGGGTTTACAATAGTTATATTTGGTTGAAATCATAGTCTTACATAATAAAACGTCCAGTCTACTGATGACACGAGAAATATTCTGAATCAAAGGAACAAATTCCTCCCATTCTTGGACAAATTGCATATATACGTAATTTGTTTGCGCCACGATATCATCGTGTAGTTTATTGCGATTTTTCAATATTTGATTGAGTACTTCGAAACGTATTTCGTCATTTGAACTAGAAGCAGAATGTATTTCGATGGTTCCGATTTGAACGGTCTTGTCGCCAAATTGTACTTGTTCTTTGCTTTTACCTTCAATGATTTTTTTCAATGTAGATGCGCGTCGTTTTGTCAAGATCAATGACATGCCCATTTTCTCGGTTTGATGTTTTTTAATGAATTCAGTGTTTTCATCCTTAGGTGTCAGTCTCATTATATTATTCAAATATTGATAGATTTCCTCGAAGATCATCTCATTCTTATATTGTGTATGTAACAGTGCGTCTAATTTCTCACATATTTCCGGTTGTATAATATGGTTCTCAAAAACATTGCCTTGTGTGCTTTCTTCAATAATTTTCATATTTAATTGACCTTCAAACGTTTGAATCAGTTTATGACACTGTGAATGGATAGGTTCTGTATCTTCGAATAGATAGGTGCTTATAAACGGATGCTCATTGAAAAGATTCAATATATAAAGAATGGACTGTAAACTTTTATAAAACTGACAAATTTGAAGTGGATTGATTTTTCGCATGACAATTTGACGTGCATGTTTTTCCAAGTCAACAAGAGTTTTTAACTCTTTACGTGAAGTATCAATAGTGTCAGATGATATATGTTTTATCGTGGATTCAACTATATCATATTCCTTCTGCAACCATGATTCATGAAATGTCGGATTGGTCAATAAATATTGAAACAAACGTTTACCTCCGGGATAACAACATTTATTCACGAATTTCATGATGGAACTATATGGTCCATATGATTGGTGATCATCGAGTATATTCAGTTGCTTGAGTGTATGATTGGCCAGAACAACTCTTTCAGATGTGTTATGAAATTCCGGACTTTTTATGTTTCTCACCATAGAAGAATTGTGCTCTTGTATGAAATTCAATAAGTAGCAATAAGATTGTGTTGCTACAGTATATTCAGCGAATTCATTGCATTTTTCACATACGTCGTGACCAAAGAATCCTTCCAATATATTAGTGATATAGACCTGTTTTTTGCAATTTTTCACTTTCTCACTTTGATAGGAATTCTCGTCAATAGTGTGTAACATTTTATTATCAAGACTTGTGTATTGCAATACGTTTTGTAGAGATATTTCGTCAAAACAATGTATTAGTATGACTTCATTTGGAGAATAAACAGATACAAAACGTTCCAATTCGTCAAAAGTAGTTGGGTTCAATTCATAATCAGAAATATATTCAAAAATGAAGGATTCTCCGGTTATAATATTTACCACGGATAATCCAATGACTAATTTTTGCTGTTTTCGTACTTTCGTCTTGTCGATCCATATGCACATAATGTTATTAGATACACTTGTGGTTGATTCTGGGTTTAAATATGTTCCAGGTGAATATATTGCGTCTAATTTGCGAATGAATCCTTTTCCAGATTTTTCTTGGACATAAACAACTGCAATATAGTTTGCGTCCAATATTCTGGGTATGTAACGTTCGAGAGCGTAATCCCGAAATCCGGCCATAAGAATTTGATCTCCATTATGATGAACCTTCTTTTCACTTACATTCAGTTGGCATACTTGGCACAGATCACTGATAGAAGATCCATATATCTCACCAGCCTTGTTTCTCATTCCATATATTTCGAAAAAACTTCCGACTTGTAGTAACAAAATGGTATTGTTTCCATATTGAGCAGTGTACTTTTTGGTTATATCGAAATATTCTTTAAAAATAGATGTTGTTTCCATTGTTTTTTATGTGGTTTTTCTTTTAAGTTTATTGAATAAATTGAGTTTTTCTCAGAATTCATTATAAACGTTTGTACGGCGTATAATGAATTTATGAAATAAATTATCGTGTAAAAATGAATATTTCTTCATTGGTCGTGCGATGTTTCTTATTGGAGGATTGATTATACATTTGTATGGTTTGTTTCAGTTTGAAATATTTTTTTGTAATATTATTCATATCATTTGCAAGGTCAAAGTCTAGATCCTTTCCATAACCCGATAATATGTAGCAGAGAGTTCCATTTTTTGATAGTATCTTATTGATGAGTTTTATAGTATTTTCCCAGTAATTTGACAACCACTTCTCATATGTATCATATTCATCTGTGCTCTGATTATTGCTTTTGTACAGTTCCAATTTATAATAAGGTGGGCTGAAAAAGACTGTATCGAAATATTTCTTGTACTTAGTGTCAAAAGACGAATTCAACAAGGACTCGGATGGTTGACACAGTATTTGTGTTGTCTTGTTTGGATAGTATTTTTCAGCGAACTGTTGTGTCTTTTTACATACTGATGGAATGACATCGGTTCCGACGTATTCAGTGACTTCATCGCATTCCAGGAAGCCATAGCAATATGAAGACCATCCCAATGTAGGTGTGAATATTTTAGTACCATGTAATATGGTTTTATTCAGTGAGAATACTAAATATGGGTTCATAATAGAGGCCCGGAAATAAATGGATGAATATACACTGCCGATTTGATCATTTTCGATGTATTTCAATGTACTGGGGATTACCAGATTGTAATCCAGAATTAATTTGTTGAAAAACTCTTCCAATACGGTGAGATAACTGGCATTATTAAATCCGGATTTGGTATTTTTCAGTATGTCCTTGTAGTGCATATTTCTTATGACGTTCTTATATTTCATTTCTTGATTGTTGTTCATTTTTGTCTTCATGGGTTCATGTTCAATAGATAAATTCTCGGGAATACGTAATGAAAAATTGTAGAAATTGGACAAATATTTGTCTTTCTCAACATAGTGATCGTATAATTTCTTGAATTTCTGAGGCTTTATATTTTTCTGTTGGGAATATTCCAAAATAGGTATACTTCTCACCTTTGACTTTACCTGGGCTTTGTTGAGAAACTCATTAAATGTAACCGGTTCATCTTTGAACAGTTTTAAAAAAGCATTTTGAGTTATAAACATATATAATTTTATGAGATTTCATTGTTGGTGGTTTTGTTTGATCCTTCTAATGACTGCATGAATCAAAAAATCCAAATGTATAGATATTATGAATGCATTGTTCGTACAAAATAATATAAACTCTACCTGGTATGGCATTTATGCAGGTAGGCCTACTTTTGGTATTCTTTTCTGAGATTTTAAAAAAAGGACAAAAATAAATGTCCAAAAAAAAATTCTAGAGGTCAAATACCCCTCAAAAATGGGCTACCACCATAATGGTAACAAAACCGTTTTTTCTTGAAATTTTTGACTGCATAAAATTTTAACATTTTTTGTTCGGTCGATTTTTAGGGGATTTTTGTGTTGCTATTTTAGGGTAATTATGATAACGAAAAAATGCCGAAAAATGCCGAAAATGTATCTATGTGATATTTGTCACTTTAAATGCAGTAAACTTAGTAATTATAATGCACATTTATTGACTGCAAAACACAAAAAGATAACGAATGATAACGAAAAAATGCCAAAAAATGCCGCTGCATCATATGGTTTCATTTGTGAATGTGGAAAGTCATATATGTATTCTTCCGGGTTGTCCAGGCATAAACAAAAATGTCATCAAAACGATGAATCCGTTCCATCGAATAATACGATCGATGCTGATTTAGTCAAAGAACTGATTCTACAGAATAAAGAACTACAGAAGCAACTCATACAATCCAATACTATAATCAATAACACTACAAATAACAACACTCAGAACTTTAATATTGGGGTATTTCTCAATGAACACTGTAAAAACGCTATAAATTTCAGTGATTTCATAGATAATATCTGTATTTCTCACGAAGACCTACAGAACAATGCCCAACTAGGATTTGTCGGTGGGATATCCAAGATTATAACCGATAATTTGAAACAGTTGACCCTACACGAACGGCCCATACATTGTACCGACGCGAAGCGTGAGACCATGTATATCAAAGACCAAGACTCTTGGCAGAAAGATAAGGAACTGGTCCAAGAAAAACTCAATAGAGCCATCCAGGAGGTCAGCAGGAAGAGTGTTGTCTCTCTGATGAAATGGAAACAAACGAATCCTGATTATGCAGACATGGATTCGGACTTCTCAAATCTATGTTTAACCATGCAACAACAATCCATCGCGGGTACTAATAGAGAGAAATTTTACCCCAAAGTGATCCATCGGATCGCAGAATCCGTCCCTTGTAAACCATAATTATGATTTTCACCTATAATTATGATTTTTTGTATACATCGATAGTTTTATAGGTCCGTTCGGATGGCCGTATAGACTATATCATCCTATTAAATTCACTGCATAAAACCAAAAAATCCGAGTTTATACATTAATATGAGAGCGATATTCATGTAAGTACATACGGTCCCCTACAAAGTATGGCAAATATGCAGGTAGGCCTACTTTTGGTATTCTTTTCTGAGAATTTGAAAAATGGACAAAAATAAATGTCCAAAAAAAAATTCTAGAGGTCAAATACCCCTCAAAAATGCCATACCAGCATAATGCTCACAAAACCGTTTTTTAAGGATTTTTTTAACTGCATAAAATTTTAACATTTTTGATTCGGACTATTTTTGGGGATTTTTTGTGTTGCTAATTTAGCAACAAATGGCAACGAAAAATCCCCTAAAAAATCCCCTAAAATTTTTATGCGAAAAGTGTGACTATAGTACATGTAATTCCAAGGATTATAAAAAACATTTGCACACTGAAAAACATAAATCAACGGAATCAACCAAAAATCCCCAAAAATCCCCAGACCATTATTATTGTGAATGTGGAAAAAAATACAAGGATCGCAGCGGTTTATGGAGACATAAGAAAAAATGTTCTAATTCTAATGATCAGATTATCAAATCTGATAATACGATCGATGCTGATTTAGTCAAAGAACTCATTCTACAGAACAAAGAATTACAGAAGCAACTCATACAATCCAATACTATAATCAATAACACTACAAATAACAACACTCAGAACTTTAATATTGGGGTATTTCTCAATGAACACTGTAAAGATGCCATTAATTTCAGTGATTTCATCGATAATATCAAGATATCTCACGAAGACCTACAGAACAATGCCCAACTGGGATTCGTGGGTGGGATATCCAAGATTATAACGGACAATTTAAAACAGTTGACCCTACATGAACGGCCCATACATTGCACAGATGTAAAACGTGAGACCATGTATATTAAAGATAAGGATATATGGCAAAAAGAGAAGGAACTGGTCCAACAAAAACTGAATAAAGCCATACGTGAGATAAGTCGTAAAAGTGTTGTCTCTTTGATGAAATGGAAACAGAGTAATCCCGACTATGCGGACATGGATTCGGATTTCTCCACACAATGCCTTGCTATGCAAAGACATTCTATGGCTGGAGGTGAGAGTGATAAATATTACCCAAAAGTCATACATCGAATCGCCGAGTGTGTTCCATGTAAAGGAATTTAGTTAATAAAAATTATATAGAAGGTAATCAATATAATCATTTAACATGTCTGAAATGTATGGATGGTATTCGCAAAAACAATATGAAAATTTAAAAAAGGTCACTGAAGAGGATGGTGTAAAAGCCAACAAATATTATTTGGATATGAATGATAAAATTGTACAGGTTACAGAGGTTACTTCAAATAATATTTTTCAATCCCATTTCGATGATGCAATCTGCATAGGTAAATTAAAACAATGGCATGGACATTATAAGTGAAAAAAAGATTTTTTATTTACAATTATGTAAACAAAAAATAAGGAGAATAGAGGAATCGAACCTCTTTCCTCTCGTAAGCCAAACGAGCGCTCTACCAGTGAGCTAATTCCCCCATATGCACTAATGCGGGCTTATCAACTGAGCTATAAGTGCTTTAGTGAATATATTTTTATGTCATTAATTAATCTTCCCTCTTAATTAGTTTTTCTATGAATTCTTCATTGTGTTTTTTGGTTTCTTCAATATCAGCAGCATCACGCGAGTCAAAGTCAACGGTCTCACGCACACCTACTAAATCACCCTGTTCACTCATTGTTTGAGTGAGTTTATTGCCACTCTTCTCTGCATTTTTAATGTTTTCTTCAATCGCCTTTTTCTTGGATTCTTTCACACGGTTGTCGAATTCTTCCTTAGCCTTTGCTTCATTCTTCATCTTCTCATGATGCAATTGGTTTAATTCTTCTTCCATGAATTCAACACGTCCAGTTTTATAAGCATCCGGATCCCATGGAATCCACATGCCAATAGGTCCCACGAAAATATCGTGATTTGAATCTGTTTCTCTTAAAGACTTACACTTCATCTCGGCCTCTTCTTGTGTTGGAAACACACCACGAACCTTAAGTCCACGAACAGATGTCTGGAATCCATTCTGCTTATTAAATTCACCATTTAATCTGTCTTCATTTTGGTCCATAAAAGTCTTGAAATCGTCTTCAATAGTAGATTCCTTCAACTTTTCCTTTTCATCCTTGGTAAATTCTTGGAAATCTGCCATGACTTCATCTGTACGTAGTTTGTATTTATAACATAAGAAATTCATGAATTCAACTGTTTTAGTGATACATTTAGTGAAATCCCACTCCTTTACAAATTGATCAAAAATAAATTGTTCTCTTTGTTTAACTACTTTTTCGGGTGAAATGAAAGACAAGCATGCAAATTTTTGACCACTTATTGGCTTATCTTCGTCACAAAGATCAATATATTTAGGGTTAGAATCCCCGTTTGGAAGAGTTTTTCTTTCGAATCCAGACATATAATATCTTTGAGCGAGTTTTATTTATATGACTTTTATTATATTTTTTTTGTTTATTTATAATATACATGTCTGGATTTGACTTTAGTGAACTTATTAAGCGTATTATCAAATACTTGATTGAGGGTATTATGGTTGCCATTGCCGCCTTTGCTATTCCTAAGAAGGCATTGAACCCTGAAGAAATCGTTATTATTGCTCTTATGGCTGCCGCCACATTTTCTGTTCTTGATGTATTTGTTCCATCCATCGCATCCAGTGCCAGAGGTGGTGCCGGATTCGGTATTGGTGCCAATCTTGTTGGATTCCCAAGAATGTAAATACTCAGTATGCATTCATTTTAATATAACAATTTGACGTTTCATGTGTCAAATTGTTATTAATTATTTCTTTCCATTATTTCTTTGAAAATCTTTTTTAATCCTCCAACATCGATTTGGTTTAATTTTTTGATTCCGAACATGTTTTTTTCACAACCACGCACGTTAAACAATGTTCTTTTTTCAGGAATTATTGTATCTTTCAGAAATTTTTTTAGAAGTTTTGGTATTTTGTCAATACATTCATCTTGTTTTGTGGTATTTTTATTGTCGTTTTTATCTCCACCTCTTTTTTTCATTGATTTATTGGATTTTTTTACCCTGTATGATTTAGTTCTATTTGATTTCACCATATAAAAAATAAGAATATTTTAATTATAGTTATTTAAAGAATATATTTATAATTATAGTATGCCCTCGTAGCTCAGCGGTAGAGCGTTTGCCTTGTAAGCAAAAGGCCCCGAGTTCAAGTCTCGGCGAGGGCTATCAACTATTAAACAACTTGGACATATTGACCGCCTCCAAATTATTCATCATTGGATGAAATAATTTATCTATCAAATCATTGTTTCGGAAACGAATGGTATAGTCGCGTTGCGCTTTGTTTCTTCCAATGCGACCCATTGCTTGTAATATTTTTTGCTGTGTCATTTCACAAAGATCTTTACCTATATAACCATGACAGAACGAATAGTTTGTTCCATATACATAGTCTGTTGACGCTATAATGATATACAATTTCTGGTTGTAGGCAAGTTCTTTCATGATTTCAATGTATTTCGCATCTAATGTATTGTCAAATGTCCCAATGCCTAGCAACAACAATATTTTATAAGTGTCACTCACACCTAGTTCCATAATCTTTCGTACTATAGCATCCTCAATATCCGGTTTATATGGTCCCTCTTGTATTTGTTTGGTCCAAAAGGTTTGATGTTCATGTGTATTTGGTATAAAGACATTGTCCAATTCTACTGGCTGCAATTTAGATCGCAGACTATCCAATTCTACATTTAAACGTCGAAGTTCTGGATCCTTAGCCTCCTTCCTATCGGCTTTTCTGTCTTTATCCTCTGTATTCAATGCATTCATTCGATCGTCTATTTTTTGTTCCAACTTTTCCATTTTTGCTTGGATGACATTGTTCACGCTTAATTTCGATGATAATGACGTGAGAACGCTGCTGGGAATATTTGCCATTTTGACATAAAACTTCGCGATTTTCTTTACATCATCTGCCATGAAAATAGTCGGTCCGTCTGTCAGTGTATGAGCATCTTGTGTAGTCAATAAGATTCCACTTGATTGTGTATTTGTCTTCAATAAAGAGTCTAAACTGTTTTGCTTTTTAAATACACTTTCAACTCTATCAGTTTGTATCATGTCGTTATTACTGTGTAATCTCTTCAATGGCTTTTCAGCGAACTCTTGAAATTTACGTTTTTGTCGACTTTTTAGGTCATCATGTATTTTTTGCCACATTGTTTCATCCTTCAATTGCAGCAATAATTTCAAGTAGTATAATTTCACCGAATTCATATTTATTTCATGAATAGAACTAAAATACTTTTCCATCATGTAATCTCCATTGATGAGTTTATAGTCGTTAACATATTCGACAAAGTGTATGATTTCTTGTAGATCAAAGTACCGAAGAAGAGTCTTATTATCATCACAATAACGAGCACATTTTGTCAATTCTTCATAGTCCGAATAACGAAGATGAGGTACAACACAATAGTTATCGGAATCAATAATACTGATTGATTTTTTGAAATCAAAACTACAAATGGTGTGAACAGTTGCACAATCAAACTTACATTTGAAATCCATGATGGTTTCTTGAATTTCATCTTCTTTCGGTAAAGTCGCACACGAAAGTACCATCTTCGATATCTTGTTGTTACACCAATTTTTATGAATTTGTTCGTGAAGTTCATGTGACTCATAATCCATGGTAATAGTGGGTTCATCCCAATATGTCACTATCTCGGTTTCATCATTGAATGATAACATATAATACATAGCCGTCAAATACGACTGAACATCACAAATCATGATTTCCACTTTATCACCCACGGAATTATCCACTTTTCCAACACCACCACTTCTATAATTTGTTTCGTATATAGAAGCGGCGAAATAATGCAAACGTATATCACTAGCCGTCTCACAACCAAACGCAAATGCAATCTTCTTTTGCATTGATATAGCACTCTTGGCCAGTGCCAAACCAACGTGTCTGGAAACACAGATAAATATCACCCGATATTTTTGAGACAATCCAATGGGAGACAGTGTCTTTCCAGTGCCAGTGGGAGCAATGTATAACACTAATTTTGGATCGGGACTTTTAAACAGTGAAAACAATTCCTTTTGATGTTGGAATAATGTTATGTCTTCGTATTTCAAAAGAGCACTGTTTTTCTCAATGAATTCATATGCATTGTGAATAATTTGCCTGATCTTCGTCGATTGTAATAGTTCTTTGATAGTACTATGAATATACTCCATAACGTACTTATTAACATTTAGAATACTGCTTTTGGTCAAATGAACCAATGTGTACAAACAAATGACAAAATCATCGGTTCCATTATGCAAAGACTTCAATATTCTTTTGCAATATTCTATCATGACAAATTCGAAAATTTCGCCTTTTTTATTCATCAACAATGCATCCATATTGTTGATTCGCATCATGTCTGACTTTTTGGGGCTTTTTACATTTTTTGTTTTTACATCGTTATATTGCAACGAAGTAGTGTATTTTTTATGCAAATTTTTAATGTTATCACAGAAATATTTCTGGAACAAATAGTATTCGTTTTCAGGAGTGCATTCTATTTTCACCATCTGAAACATACTCTTGTTCATGTTGAGGCGAATGTTGACGTCGTTGAACCCATTCATGATAACATCCAAGATGAACTTTTCATTCGGGTTTACTGGTATCTCTGTATTGTTCCATTCAGTTTTGGTTAGTTTGCTTTGTTTCAAATCCATTGTTAGTTATTTATATTGCAATAAATAATGATGTATTTTTATTTCAATTTTTTTGTTATCCATATAAATATTTCATGGGTTGTATATTTATTCATGTTCGAATTATTCAAAAAATCAAAATACGAAAAGGTGGGTTTTGAAGATATAAAAAAGGTGATGAATTTTAAAAGCCATTTAATTATCAACACTTTAACATCACAAGAGCAGACTGTATTGATAAAAGGCACTATAAATTTGAATGATGAAGAAAATGTCATCAATGAAATACTAAGTAACTACAAAATTCCGGATAAACCAGTAATACTCTATGGTAAAAACTGTTGTGATGACAGTGTGGAAACAAAATATGAACAAATTCAAAATTTGGGAATAAAAGAGGTATACATATATTACGGTGGGTTATTCGAGTGGTTATTGTTAAACGAATTGTACGGAAACGAAGAGTTCCCTCTCCTCACTACAAACGAAGTAAAAGTCGACATTCAAAAGTTCAGACCGGAATCCAATCTTTAGGTCACCAAGCAAGTTATCAATGATTCGATTTTTTCCAAGTTTTTCTCAATCGAACTGTTTAGCATATAGGTAGGAGTTTTTGTATTAAACAACCATTCATTGTGATAGTCATGACACCGTTTGAGATATATTTCGGATATTTTGTCTTCTCCTTCTCTACCTCTCTTTTGTATTCTTTTCGCACATTCATCCGGTGAAACATCCAGGTAGAATATATGATCCAAACTGATTTTATCGCATTTTTTCAAGTATTCTTGGAAAGAATGATTGTATACCTGAAACATGATTTCATCCATCATGCCGTCGTGATGTAGCATTTTGGCGAATATTTCCTTATCCGATTCCAAGGAGCGTTCACAAAAGAATACGTTCGACTCTGGATTATCTAGGATGGCTTGTCGTAATAATTGGGCCCGAGTGGTAAATGCCATAATCTGAAATGCAAATGCATACTTTTTTGGGTCTTGATAGAATTTGGTTAACATATTTGTGCCATCGGAGTCTTTGAATTTTTCCCATAAATCCACTGGTTCACGGACAAATACTACATCTTTATTGTCTCTGAATTTTTCCTGTAGTTTATTTAATATGGTGGTTTTACCGGCACCAATATTACCTTCGATTGAAATAATGGCACGATTTACTGATTGCATTCTTGCTTATATATGATGTATGATAAAAAACATATTATATGATTCAATTTTTTTGACTTATACTTTGAAAATACAACGACTCCTTTCGCATTATAATATTCATGGGTGATCGATCCATTTGAGAAATAAAGAATACATATGAGTGACTTCGTATTGCCATACCTATACAAAACTCTATCGAATGTTTGAAGAAAACAAATGGACTGGATGCTTTTATGGGTTGTAAATTTGCGTCCAGAATCACAATCATATGATAATATTGACGTGGAAATGTATCCGTATTATAATGAACAGTTCCAATATAAGTATTATCTCCATTGTCAAGAAAACATGTTGACCCTTTGCATTTTTGTAATAAAGGCATATGATTTGTATCGTAGGTTTTAGTGAATATGAGAGTGTTTCCATCGATCTCACCAATACGCATAGGATTCCATGAATAGACAAATTGCTCTTTATCAGAAGGACCATAGATGGGTGCCCAGTTTTTCTCAAAAAAACTGTTTGTGGGGCTGTCAATGATTTTTACATTGTCATATTCCATATTGATATGATCATAATCTCCTACCATCATTCGTGCTCCATTAGTACTATAATATTGAATCGTTGTGGCAATGAATCGTAATTTACCTTTGAATTCATACAATCGAATGTCTTCGATTCCTTGTGAAAAACTTTGGTATTTTTCCAAGGTGATTTTATTCTCATTCATCCATCCGCCTTTATTTTCTTGCAGTGACGGTATAATGTCCATGTCTAAGTGGTACAAATGATTTTGAGTTTTTACGATATTACTATGGTCCCGATAATGATAATATCCATTGTCGTCCATCATATAATTCACATATCTTACATTGAGTAAGTGTTCGCCATTATAAAAAATGTATGCAGACGACGAAGGAACATAATCTTGTTTTTTAACATACTCAAGTGTTGAAGCAATATCACACATGTTGTATAAAGTGAGAATTTTGTTATCATTACATTTCTTTTCCATGATAAAAGGGATTTCCAATATTTTTTGATTGTGATCCGATTCATACCACAATGGTGACCAGTTTTTCTCACACTCTAACCAACTCCAGAAATTGACTTCCCATACCATAGTGTTATATGTAGCCAAGAATTCGGGTAAATACAGAGTATATAAATCATAAAATTCTCGTAATGTTTTATTGTTTCCAATAAAAAACCCACCACAAAACCTCCAATTTATTTGATGTGCTATATAATTAATTTGACTACCTTTCGGCCAACATCCAGGAACAACCACTTTATCCAAATGATCACCAGAAAGTTGTGATATATCACACAAATATTTTTGCAAACAAAGTTTTTCTTCCTGAGTTTTACCCACATGCATAATATTGAAGTCAATCCATGCAAAATTTTCATGATTCCAAGGGTTGACATTCATTGCATTCTCAATAAAATCGATTTTACAATGCATGAGAGTTAAATATTCAAATGTATCTTTGTGTTCAGTTCTTATGATCGGAAGATTCATATTCTGCTTTTGTGAGAAAAGAATATTAAATATTAGAAATTGATTAGAAATGTTGTACATTTCATCCATTATTTTAATATTTGTATAACCTCCTCCTTCAATGAGTTTCTCAATGTAGGGTCGGGTATTAACACATACATAAACACACAATGAGACATTTGTATTTGCAATGTATTTGAACTGTTCTATACGAAAGTCCAGATTTTTAGTATTATTATTGTAATGATTCTCATTATATATATCAACGATCGCAGTAACAAATGTTATATCATTTTCCATTATAATGTATTGAAATGTTTATTTATTACCATTATTACACAATAGAAAAAATTGAAAAATATTAATAAAAAATTGAATTGTTTTATTGACAATATTCAGTAGCATATAAAATCATTATGGAATCCGAAAATCTTGTATTAGTATTTGACACCGAAACTTCAGGCCTTTGGCCTAGAAATACAGACATTACCCAAAAAAATGCGAGTTATCCTTACATAGTTCAACTGAGTTTCATTATATTTGATTTCAAGGAAAATACTGTCGTGAAATCATACAATACCTACATAAAGGATCTGAAAAATGTAGACTTTAATGGAGATGCGTTTCGTGTTACCGGAATCACAAAAGAGCAATGTGATAACGGAGTCTCTATTGTTGAAGCCATCAATGAATTCCACAAATACTATTTGCAAGTCAAACATGTTGTTGCACACAATTTGAATTTCGACAAAAAAATGATTCAATTGGAAGTGATCCGTAACTTCGAGGCCATGAATATGAAATCCATCAACGATCCATGGATTCTCTTCAATGATACATTCAACGATTTATGGGGAATTCAGCAGCATTGCACAATGGAAAAGGGCAAACATATTTGCAATATTATGATCAAAGGTAAATATGGCGACTTCAAGAAAAATCCTAAACTTATCGAACTCTACGAGAAACTTTTCAACGAAACTCCTACGAATCTACATGATTCTATAGTGGATTGTATGGTATGTTTGAAGTGTTATGCAAAGGTGAATCATGACAAAATAATAGATTTACCCGAACTGTCCTGTCTTGCATGATTCAATGTAAACAAAAATTTCTGTAAAATACAAAACATTAGAAATGTTTCATTTTTAATGGTTGATTTTACATCATAAAATGTGAAAAGAATTTCCGAAACTTCATTGGGTCCGATTAATATGGACTGTTTTATAAAAAATATCAAATCCATACATGAAAATCCTTGCGTATACAGTTTCTGTGAGAAAGTCACCAATTTTTCATTATCAATGGGCTTTCTCTGGAGCAATTGATATAATACATTATTTTCATCCTTTGATAACCATTCTATAAAATCGTCATTTTCGTACCATGATTTTTTATAATCTAATAATTTTTTCGGAATATATACTTCACAAAATCGAGATAATATTGGGTTTAACAGCCGTTCTTTGTTCTCTACTACTATAAAGAATCGTGTATTATAACTAAATAATTCTATACATCTCCTCAATGCTGACTGTGCATCCGTTGTGAGACTATCTGCGTTTATTAAAACAATGCTTTTGAAATGAATTTTTGAATTATATTTCATATTGGACTTCGCAAACGTCTTCAATTCTTCACGAATAAATTTGATTCCTTTTCCATGGGCACAATTAACAATCATTGTATTGGATTTTGCTTTTTGTTTATTGTCATATATTTTTTGCAAAAAATCAAACAATATGGTCTTCTTACCACTACCAGATGATCCGTAAAATATAATATGGGGTATATCGTTATTTTCATAAAAATTATTTAATCTCGATTTTATTTTTTCAATACTTGTTTCATCCATTGTATTCAATAGGGTGTAAAAAGGTTTTTAGATACTTTTCAATTTATTTTAATTATTTCCAACTGTTTTGTGAATGCATAACGCTCATGATACATTGTGCGTCTATGTAAATTACAAGACAAACATGCAAGTACAACATTATTTTTATTGTGACCATAACTGTTGTCCAAACGCTCTAAACTCCATTGCTTTGGATCGCGAACAAATGAATAAACTACTAAAACATTATTCTTACAATAATAACATTTATATTCTGAGTTTTCCAGTAAATTCATTGTAAAATTCAAATCAACAAATTGATGGAGATCGTATTTTTGCTTTGTTTTATCTTGCGATTTATATCCTGATATTTTCTTTTTGACTTCTATCAAAATATTGCTATACTCCGGTTCCTTTTTTTCGCGTATTATTTCATATTGATTTTCTGTACAATTCGTCCAATTTTCATTGGTATTTACAATTACTCTTTGTTTCTGCTCCTTTACTATTTTGATCGTCTTGTTTTTCTCGATTGTAACTATCTTATTCTCCATATTTTTTTATATATTTTTAAAAACATAATAGAACGATTGCGATGTAATTAAATAGAAATGGAAGCGCAAATAGATCAAATAGATCAAATAGATAATTTGAATAGATTGTTAGAAGCAGAAAAAGAACAAAATAAAAACGAAACATGGAACAAATTGGATAATTCGTCGAAACTGAATAAGTTGCATACTTATGCTGAGATATACAGTACGAATAATTCATCTGAACTAAAAGAGTATTTTTCAGAGTGCATCGAGAAGAATAAATTGAAAAAAGTAAAAGACGTCGAATATGATAAAGTAAATGGAGTTATTCTGAGTATTCCTGGATTAATTTACAACAGCAGTCATAAAAAGTTCACCATTAAAAATATGGAAAGGAGAGTTTCAACAATGAAATCTCTCACTCCAAAACGAAGTTGTGGGAAAAACAAAAGTATATCGAATACGCAAGTATCGACATCAAATGAAGAAAAAATTGAATGTTAAATTTAGTATATTAATATATTTCATAATATTACTATATGCAATTGTTTGATAAGTTAAGTAAAACCGAGGACGATGATTACTTTACAATGATTTACGATGCCATAATCGATGAACTAAATGAGGACCCAATGTTGTATATTAACCCGGATTTCATGGAAAGAATAACTCAAATATTATTCGAGAATTATTTTGAAGATTGGTTGGAAATGGATTTATGTGAAGAGGAAGACGACGAAGATATCTTCAATTATTTGTTTACCTTTGTACTATTGTTCTTCGAGAACCAGAATACACATCCATATAGATCGCAATCAATGACAGAAGAAATCGAAGATCTTGAATACATTCAATCGCAAATCGATTATTTGCGAAATCTGCCCCAACCGACTCAACGCACAGATGAGTGGTATAAATTCAGACATAATCTTTTGACAGCGAGTAATATTTGGAAGGCATTTGGGAGTGAATCTGTACAGAACAGTCTTATATATGAAAAATGTAAAAGTTTCAGTGACAAATCGAGCAATATTTACAGTGCTAGTATGCAATGGGGAAATATATTTGAGCCATTATCCATAGAAATATATGAAAAAATATACAATACTAAAATCGAGGATTTTGGCTGTATACAACACGATGAATATAAATTTATAGGCGCATCTCCGGATGGAATCAATGTGGATCCTTCATCAAAAAAATATGGCAGAATGTTGGAAGTGAAAAACATTTATAATCGAACCATCAATGGTATTCCAAAGAAGGAATACTGGGTGCAAATACAGTTACAACTGGAAACATGTAAATTGGAGTATTGTGACTTTCTTGAAACACGTTTTAAAGAATTCGAAGATATAAACGAGTTTTACCGGGACAATTACGAATACAAAGGGGTTGTGTTGCATTTTGTAAATAGTGGAGATTGGAAATATGAATATATGCCCATTGATTTCGATAAAACTGTGAACAGTGTTGAATTATGGAAGGCACAAAAAATAATCGATATGAAAAGTAAATCATACACCTATATTAGAGAGTGTTATTGGTATCTTCAAGAACTATCGTGCGTCGAAGTAAGACGCAACAAGCATTGGTTTAAACACGTTTATCCAATTATTGCCGATACATGGAATATAATTATAAACGAGAGAGAAACAGGATTTGAACATAGAGCACCCAAGCAAAGAGTGTATGTATCAAACGAAAATGACTCACGAATGTTGCACAATATGAAAACGGAACATAAACTAAAATTGGTGAAACTCATATGAAATTTGTATAGAATCATTTTGCGAAAACAATATAAACTTTTTTATTTATAGAATTATATAACTATGGATTCAGGTGACGATATGTATGTTCTCAAAAGAAATGGCTCAACAGAACCAGTGAAGTTTGATAAAATTTTAAACCGAGTGAAAATGATATGTCAAACTCATTCATTAAAAGTAAACAGTACTGCTCTAGTAATGAAGGTGATTGATCAGTTGTATGATAAAATATCATCCACTAAAATCGATGAACTCACCGCAGAACAATGTGCATCGTTGTCGTCTACACATGTTGATTACAATGTTTTGGCTGGCCACATTATCGGTTCAAATCATCAAAAAAATACAAAAGATAAATTTTCCGAAGTGATGGAGTCATTATACACTTTTACCGATAAACATGGTATTCATTCGCCCATTGTTAGCGATGATTTGATTTTTTTCGTACGTGACAACAAGGATATTTTGGATGATTTATGTGATTATAATAGAGATTTTTTAATCGACTATTTTGGTTTCAAGACATTGGAACGGGCTTATTTAATGAAAATCGATGGAAAAGTCGTTGAACGTGTCCAGCATTTGTGGCTTCGTGTCGCTATTGGTATTCATGGAAGTGACATTGAAAAAATCAAACGAACCTATGAATTGATGTCACAAAAATATTTCACACATGCAACACCCACATTGTTCAATGCTGGAACTCGTAAACCCCAATTATCGTCGTGTTTTCTGCAAGCAATGGAAAGTGATAGCATTGAAGGAATCTACAATACTTTGAAGGAGTGTGCTTTGATATCGAAATGGGCAGGAGGCATTGGTTTACATATACATAATGTAAGGGCGAAAGAAAGTCATATTCGAGGAACCAATGGCTCGTCTAATGGTATTGTTCCTATGTTGAAAGTGTTCAATAATACTGCTAAATACGTTGACCAAGGAGGGGGGCGACGTAATGGATCTTTCGCCATTTATTTGGAACCTTGGCATGCAGACGTCGAAATGTTTTTACAAATGCGTAAAAATCACGGAGATGAAGAATTGAAAGCACGTGATCTTTTCTATGCTTTATGGATTCCCGATTTGTTTATGGAGCGTGTAAAAACGAATCAAAAATGGACTCTTATGTGCCCAGATGAATGTCCTGGATTGTCAGAAGTATATGGTAACGAATTTGTGACTTTATATGAAAAATATGAATCAGAAGGTAAAGGTCGCAAAAGTTTCGACGCACGTCAATTGTGGTTTCAAATCTTGGATGCGCAAATGGAGACAGGCACACCCTATTTATTATACAAGGACGCATGTAACCAAAAGAGTAATCAGAAGAATTTGGGGACTATCAAGTCGAGTAATTTATGCACAGAAATAGTAGAATACAGTGATGAAAACGAAACTGCTGTTTGTAACCTGGCATCTATTGCACTCCCAACTTTTGTCAAGAATGGCGTCTTCGATTATGATAAACTACATAGTGTTACCAAGACAGTTACTGAAAATTTGAATCGTGTAATTGATGTGAACTATTATCCCACTGAAAAAACCCGTCGATCCAACATGCGACATAGACCTATTGGATTGGGCGTTTCTGGTTTGGCCGATGTCTATTTGAAAATGAATGTACCATTTTATAGCGATGAAGCAAAAAAGATTAACAGTGATATCTTCGAGACCATTTACAATGCTGCTTTGGAAATGTCATGTGAACTTTCTGCAAAATATGGCCCATATGAATCATATGAAGGATCTCCAATATCACAAGGAATCTTGCAATTCGACATGTGGGATTTTCAGCCTAAGTCGGGTAGATATTATTGGGATGGTTTGAAGCAAAGAATAAAGAAACATGGAGTGCGTAATTCACTTTTGATGGCTCCTATGCCTACTGCATCCACATCACAGATTTTGGGTGTAAATGAGTGTATCGAACCCATCACCAGTAATATTTATAATAGAAGGACTATTGCCGGCGAGTTCTTATTGACAAATAAATATTTGATGCAAGAATTGGCTGATCTGGGTATATGGAATGAGAAAATCAAAAACAATATTATCGAAAACAACGGTAGTGTCCAACAAATCGAGATAATACCCCAGAAAATTCGTGATAAATATAAAACCGTGTGGGAAATACCTATGCGGCATTTGATAGACATGGCAGCCGACCGTGGAGTCTATATTTGTCAAAGTCAAAGTCTCAATTTGTGGTTGGAAGATCCGAATTACAATACATTGACTTCTATGCATTTTCATTCTTGGTCAAAGGGTTTGAAAACCGGAATTTACTATTTGAGGCGTCGTGCTCGTCACCAAGCACAACAGTTTACGATTGAGCCAGAGAATAAGAATGGAAATTCTCAAGATGAAGATGAACATGATATATGCGAAATGTGTAGCGCATAAAAAATTGATTATTTTTAATTGTTTATTATTTTTCATAATAAATAATTATGGGGGGCTCATTATGCAAGAAGACTTCGCCTGAAACAAAAATAGATGAAAAGTTAGTGACAAACGATGAAAACTCGAATAAAAGTCAAAGAAACTACAGACGTTCCAGAAAAAGTGTTCATTCGATTTACGGATCTAGATTACTACCGCGAATACGAAATCAAAAATCCTGACTATACAGTTGGAAAATATTGCCAATCCAATTCTTCACATACCTTTTTCCATATTTGGTCTTGTTCTAATTGCTTTTCTCGATCTTTCATCAAGGGAATATATGGCAAGTATTGTGCTTGGTCGAGTAAGACGCAGAGTTGATAAAGTGTGTAAGTGTAATTGAAGAAATTGGTTCTATTTGCCGGACAGTGCATTGCCCATGGTTTTTGCAATTCAATAAATAAAACACATAAAGTCTCATGCAATTCTTCACTCATTACCGGAGGTCGAATTCCGAAAATAGAATTGATATATTGAATGTGTTCGAAATATTTATTATATCCCAATTTTCTCAATATTTCCCTCATTTTCTCATAATTCAACTCTTGTGCAATGTTTTTGATACGCTCCTTAACGAGTCTTTTTCGAATGTTATCGATCACCTCATCGGGAATTTGGGTGGTTTCTTTTGCCTGAAATTGGGACAATATTTCCTTGAAATGATTCAAACGAATATAAGATGTATAAGATACTTCGTGAGGTGGTTCTTTATTTAGAGGTCTACTGCTGTCCATAATATGTGGAATGAATTTACCACATTCTGCATTATTACAAAGTATAATTCCATCATCTTCTTGTGGAATCATTTCACCTACATTACAGAACATGCAGACATCGGCTGAAATAACAAAATCATTGGGATTGTGTATTTCATTATTGACATTTTTCCAATATTGAATAATGGGATTTTTAGAGTGATCTGGCTTGTCATTTTCTACAAAATTTTTCACTTTGAAAAAATTGTTGAGCACATTCACATTTTGTTGTTCCCCGGAAGATATATTTTTCTTGGATTCAAAATAATCGAATAAATGTTTGGAGTTGTTTAGAAAGTATTTCTTCTTCTTGGTTTTGATTTCCTTTATTTTAGTATTGATTTCATCGATTTGTTCTTTGAGTTCAATATGATTTCTAATGTTCTTTTGTCTTTTCATTTCCTTCTTTAACTCTTCTTTCTCTAGTTCTAGTTTAGGAATTATTTCTTCCTCGTCCTTTTCGAAATTTTCTATGAATTCAGAGTGTTTAGTATCAATACTATGAATTATATTTTTTTTCATTTTTATTATAAATTTCATTGTTCATGTTTCTATATTTTTTACATACTTACCTATTTTTATGTAAAATATCCATATAAATTCTGGATTGTTAGACTATATGGAAACATTGAAAATAAGTAAGAAAGAATTCGAAAAAATGAACTTTATTATGAATACAATTGAAGATGGTTGGTCCGTTCGTAAAATTAACGATGAATATATTTTTAAACGAAAACATGACGGAAAACGAGAGGTATTTAGGAAAGAATATTTGGACGAGTTTATTTATAAAAATATGAAGTTGAATTAATTAGTTAATTTCCTCAGAATTATTTTCTATAGCAATACTATACACTATGGGTGGAGCTTTGATGCAACTAGTCGCTTACGGCGCACAAGACGTTTTCCTTACCGGAACTCCTGAGATCACCTTCTGGAAGGTTTCTTACAGAAGACACACAAACTTTGCCATGGAATCCATTGAGCAAACATTCAACGGACAAGCTGACTTCGGTAAGCGTGTTTCATGCACTATCTCCAGAAATGGTGATCTTGCCTACAGAACCTATCTTCAAGTGACTCTTCCTGAGATCAACCAAGGTAGCGCCACTGTCTATGCCAGATGGTTGGACTGCATCGGTGAGCAACTTATTGCTCAAGTTGAGGTTGAAATTGGAGGTCAAAGAATCGATAGACAATACGGTGACTGGCTCCACATCTGGAACGAACTTACCCTTACATCTGAACAACAAAAGGGTTACTACAAGATGATTGGAAACACCACTCAACTTACATACATCACTGATCCTGCCTTCGCCGACGTTAACGGACCTTGTGCCGAGAACGGAGGACCTGCTCAAGTGTGTGCCCCAAGAAACGCTCTTCCTGAGACCACACTTTACGTTCCTCTTCAATTCTGGTTTTGCAGAAACCCTGGACTTGCTCTTCCTTTGATTGCCCTTCAATACCACGAAGTCAAGATCAACCTTGATCTTAGACCTCTTGGTGAATGTTTGTGGGCCGTCAGCAAGCTTGACGCGACCACAGGTTCCGTATCTGTCCAAGCCGCCTACCAACAATCCCTTGTTGCCGCCTCCCTTTACGTCGACTATATCTTCCTTGATACTGATGAGCGTAGAAAGATGGCCCAAAACCCTCATGAGTACTTGTTCGAACAACTTCAGTTCACTGGTGATGAATCTGTTGGATCTTCTTCCAACAAGATCAAGTTGAACTTCAACCACCCATGTAAGGAATTGGTATGGGTTGTCCAACCTGATGCCAACGTTGACTACTGTGCTTCCCTCCTTCCTGGAACAGTCCTTTACAAGACTCTTGGTGCTCAGCCATTCAACTACACTGATGCCATTGATGCTCTTCCTAACGCCCTTCATGCCTTTGGAGGTGCTTCCGAGAACTCTGGTGTTAATAGCGTTATCAACTCATCTGGTCTTTTCCAGAACGCTGATGGTGCTGACATCGTCAACTCTGCTGGTGTTGTCACTTCCGGATCCGCTCTTTCTGATGCCGGAACATTCGTTCTTGGTGAGACCGCCCTTGACCTTCACTGTTGGGGTGAGAACCCTGTCGTCACCGCTAAGCTTCAACTTAACGGCCAAGACAGATTCTCCGAGCGTGAGGGATCATACTTCGATGTTGTCCAACCTTACCAACACCACACCCGTGCTCCTTCCACAGGTATCAACGTGTATTCTTTCGCATTGAGACCTGAGGAGCACCAACCATCTGGAACATGCAACTTCTCCAGAATCGACAATGCTGTCCTTCAACTTGTCCTTTCCTCCGGAACTGTCTCTGGTGTTGCCACTGCCAAGGTAAGAGTGTACGCTGTTAACTACAACGTGCTTAGAGTCATGTCAGGTATGGCGGGCGTAGCATACAGCAACTAATTTTGTGACCTACAAAGTGTGACCTACATTTTATGTATATTTATTAAAATATTTTCAAAAATGCTTCTAGTGAAGTAACAAAAAATAAATATGAAAAATATTTACAAAGTATGTAATTATTTTTTAGATTTTCTAAAATCAGCCAATTCTTTCGCACGCATTTTTTTGTATTCTTCATCGCCGTATTTTTCTTTCAAACGTTCTCTTTGCTTTTTTTTTCGAAGTTTTGCGGCTTCCCTGATTTCTTCCTTTGTCTTTTTCTTTTCATTCACGATTTTTCGTTTGTTATCAACTGATGCCTTCGTATCATTAATATTATCGTTCTTTGTATTTTCATGAATTTTTATAATTTTATCAAATAAATCATCCAATGAATAATCACGCTTTAATCCATTACAGTCCCAACAACAGGATTTTACATTCTCTTCTGTGTAGCCAATGTTATTATCTACTCTATCAATACCATTGCGATGCTCGGGTGAATTTTTTTTCCCACATAAATAGCAATCATGTAGTCGAACTTTATCAAAAACTTCTCGTGATATTTCAAAAGACTTATTTCTAGTAATAGCAGAGTGTTTACAATCACTGTAGTATCTACTGTTAGAGTTCGGCATGACTTCATAACACAAATTTCCAGATATTTTGCCATTAAATGTTAATATGTGCTCTACTTTCTTCAAGAAATAGTCAACACCACAACAACCTTTCATGTAATTACACATTTGACAACAACTTTGACAATTAGTTTCAATGTATCCAATAGTAGAATCCACACGGTCAATACCATTAAATCCCCTTTCTTGAATTTGATTACAATAAACACATGGTGAAAATACAATAGATTCATATAGTTGAAAATCCAAACAAAAATCTATATTTCTCTGATATGCCGAACTCTTATAAATATTATATTGACCATTGGTTGAATCATATAGTTTTCTTTTAATTTCTATATTTCTTTCCGGATTTTGTTCTCTCCATTTCCTGGCATTTTCCGCCTGCTTTCTTTGATAGCCATCAACATCGTTTTCAATTTGTCTTTGACGATAATTCATACCTTTTAAGGTAACTTTCTCATGATTGTTTTCAGCCCAAGCCTTTTTCACAGCCTTTCGTTCCGGTTTGGACTCAGCAATACGAGCAACAGAATTACGATGTTCTTTATCGCGTTTCACGTCTTGCTTTTTATTGTTTTCACGACATGTATTACAAGTCTTTGTCATTCCACCATTGACTCCTTTGAAACATTCTAATTCTTTTTCAGTAGTACATTTGGAACATTTTTTCTTATTATCATTAATAGTTGTATCTACCGCTTTGCCGCGACGTTGTCTGTCTCTTAATCGGCTCTTTTCCAAACATTGCTCACATTTCTTTTTAGTGTATTCTGGTGATAATGTATTACGACATCCACGAATATAATCAGAACATACATTCAAATTCTGTTGTTTTGATTGTAGTAAAAACTCTTGTTTAGTCAATGTATTTTCCATATATATATTACATATGTTTATTTTTAAGTAATTTTCTCAAAATAATCAATTATTACTAAATGTTCTGTGATTCCTCCATTTCCTTTCGGAGTTTTTCTTTTCTTTTCAAATATGCTCGTTGATTGTATACTTTTACTTGTTCTGATGTTGGCTTGTAATTAGTCTTCTCTTTATATTTATAGTTTCTCTCTTTTATAGTATCTTTATTTTTTTCATAATATTCCTTCTTGTAGGAAGGAGCAGTGTATCTTTTGAGATGATCTTTGGTAGTTCGTAATTCTTCTTCTAATTTAGAAATTGTTTGTTCTAACTCTATTATTTTTTGATCTTTATCCATGTGAGTATACAATAAAAAATATTTAACTTCTTTAACTTAAATATTTAGACGTTATCGTGTCAATTCTTTTGCTCTTATACTATTATACAATGAGTGAAAGTGAATATTCGGATAGTGAATACGCATTTTTATTTTTCTTGAGCTATTTTTTGCATTATACGCATAGTAATTGCCATAGATGAACCACTATGACTACCATATGCATTACTTATTTCTTGCATGATGAAGTTAGCTACTGGGTCTATTGTAAACATAAATCCTCCATCTATAGGATCAAATTCCTTCAAATAACTCCATTTCTCCAAACGACTAATAACATCGTATGCACTATTTAACATCACACGTTCATGTTCTGGATAAATTTCAAACATAATTAATATTTGGTTTATGAATACTGTATCTTTTTTTTTGAATCAATTTTTTAATTCCAAAATTTATAATCATCAAAAACAAATATAAAAAACAAACCACAATTCATAACAAATATGTCATTGAATAGATACACAAGTCAAAATGATTTATTGCTACAGAATTTGGAAAAATTCTACAAAAATACGGATCATTTAACATATATGATCGGCATTATTAACGGAGAATCGAAGATCAGTTTACGCATTGTGGATTGGTTTGTTACCAATTATGCCAAAAAACATTTTGTGGTGTATAATGTTACCGATGAATTGGGAAACTCGAATCGATTCAAGGTATACAATGATTACAAACTAAAACTCAAATCATATAGTAAACGCCGTTTTGATCCGTTTTGTAGATGGGAGCGCATTCAATTCCCTTACCTAGAAAACAATTATGTGGAGACGACAATAGGTCAGTTGAATTTTTTCAAATGGTCTATTGAAAATGATATTTTGAAGTATATTGAGCAAAACTATGATGACATAGAAAATGATATGAATCTGCGTAATGTGAGTGCAAAAAACTCGATCGAGAAAATCAGCAGTTTGGATGCGACAAAAACTCGCAAGAAACGTGAAGAACTGTCCATTTCAGCGACAAAATGTATTAAAAAGGAGTCCGTAAAGATTGTGGTCAAATTTAATTAATATACATGGGTCGTTGATTTTTATTAAAAACAATAGGTTCTTTCACGAATACTGGTTTTCTCGTACATACATCCAAACACTGGACATTTTTCAATTGTGGATCTACCTTTTGATTTGGTATCACCAAATTGTTAGCACCGATTCCAAAAAGACTCGACTCAATATCACAAGCATTAAAAGCCAATTCGTTGCGGCATGTCTTTGCTGGCATCAATCCATTTCCAGGATGATGTGACGCAACAGGTTGACCGAATTGTTGATAACTCAAATACTCTGTTCCCTTCGCATGCTTCATTTTTTCTAATTCATAATCACCGGCAGTATTTTTATTACGGGTTGAGGCCATTCTTTTTATATATATACACATTATTTTCGCAATAAACTATGCAATTGTTCTATTTTGGTATTCATCGATTCCAAATCATTTTTATGAAATGCTTGTATGCACATGTGAAAAACGGAAAAATAGTCGTATGAAAAAAGAACCGCTAAACCTATATTTGGATCAGTTGAAAACATCAATGCGGCTGCGCTGCTATATAAAGACTGGAACGATTCAAGTTTTTTAGTTTTTTCATAGATATCATCCATAGCAGCAGACATTTGTTTTTCATCGATGAGTAATTCGTCTTTAGTTTCGTCATCTAATTCATCCTTATATTGTTCAAAAGTCATTTGTGAAACGTCCATATTCATGACTTCACGAAGGCATTGACGATAGGAATTGTTTTCAAAATATTCAATATTGATATCAAAGTTATACATTAATATCAATCATATGATAATATCTAAATTAATTTTCGCTAATATTTATTTCACGTGTGGAAACACCTCCACGTCTCCATCCATCAAGAGCCAACTCCTCAATAGCCTTTGAAGGATCGTTGATGCGCTTCTTCACATCATCCATAAGAGGGTATTCGTCGTAATTGATGTATGATTTATCCATAATAGTGGACTGACTTTTGCGATCACTGACTACTTCACCATGAAGAAGTTTACTCTCCATATCAGGGTTGGCTCCTCCTTTTCCTAAATATGGAACTGTTGCAAATGGTCTTGGATGCAATTGAAGTTTCTCGAATTCTCTCTGTTGCTTTGACTTGATTGAAAGCAATGAATCGTAGTCAACTGCATTTGCAGGTAATCCACCACCCACTGTATTTTTGAAGTTCATTGCGTGGGTTGATGTGGCAAATTGAACATGTTCGTTCGAATTGGTATTTTGCAAGTGGTTTTCTAAAGTGTAGTTGGCGAATTTTGTATTGGATTGGTTTCTTTGACTGTTATCCGATTTATCAGCACCAATTCTACCCAAGTTGTTAAATGTAGTGTTCGGTGTTGTCATTACTAATATATAATATATGATATAAATTGTTTCTACACTAATCAATATAAATTGTAATTGGATGCATTTTTAGCACATGCAAATAAATTGCCCTCCTTACATGAGACCATATTACCGTAACAGAATTCGGCAAATCCCGTTTGATCATTTACAACACTTGTATTCGCATTTGAATGAAATTGACGTAATGATTGTTCCAAGGAAAGTTCTTCTCCTAAATCTTTGAATAGTTTTTCTCTAATATTTGGTTGAGAAGGATTGGCTTCCTCCACCATTTTCTTTGTTTGTTCAATAATACTTTCATTTACATTGTAATTGAATGCTGGTGGTGCAGGTTTCTTATCCGGATTGAGTTCAACATCAGTCACCAATACATTTCCAAATGGGTTTGAAGAGGTGGGTTCAGTAAAAACATCGTTTTTATCCACATTTAGATCGTCAAGTATATCGTCTACTTGATTGCTGAATTCTTCCTTCCTCTTATTTTGATAAAAATACACTGCATATATGAATACCAATGTAGCGACGCCGATGAGCAACAATCGTACACTCTTGCTAAGAACAAAGGAAACAACTACTAAAACAATCACTAAACGTGTGATTGCATTGATATTTTGAATGTAATCCATATTCTCATTTGGAAAGAGTTCATGTATATTTTGAAACAATACGTTTGGGTTGGATCCCCAAAATTCTGTTTGTTTCTCTTGTTTTTCCTGTTTTTCTAAAATTTCATTATTAGAAGTATCATAGTCAGACATTGTATATAATTAAAAAGTATATTTTATAATTATATTTTGTCTTGAAATGATTCACATTTCTCGTCGTCTGGAACTATTTTCAATACACATTTGGATTTTTGTCCTTTAAGTGGGTGTATACATCCATTTTCCTTGATTTTGATTTCTATTTCTTTACTTTTGGAACATCTTGCACGGAAATGTTCATATCGTTCTCTCACTTCGGAATATGTGAGACACGATGTTTTGTTTAACATTTTATTAATCAATTCATGGATATCATACATGTATTTTGAGAAGGTACTTCTGTTTTTCATGTGTTTTTTTAATAGTGGTAACTGTTTTAGATTCGTTTTGAAATTGTCTCTACATTTACCACATGGAAGTACATGTTTTAGACTCAATACAAAGTTGCGATAATGTTTTTGTTGTTGTATAGATGGTTTAACAGGATAGTTAAAACTTATAGTGTGAAGTACATGCCACATACTTGGACCCCATACACTTGTCAACATACCATCTTTGCTATTATATTCACTTGTTGAATAAATTTTTTTGCCTTTGCTTTTGATTGTTTTTCTATGAGATTTGCTCTTTCGAATCATTTTTATTGTTTTTCCTTGGGTCATTTGTTTTATAGTGAGAAAATCATTTTATTTTGTTCTCTATTTTACGCATGAGATCTTCATTGTAAAGAAAATTACCGCTGGGTTTGTAGTCCTTAATGGAAGCGAATTTTTTGGAATTCTCCTCTTCGTTTTGCAATACAGCCTGTATACGAGGATTCTGTAAAAGTGGATCGATTTCTTGCTTTTTAGTCGTTTGTTCAATGCGTTCAATAAAATTACCAAATTCGTCTAATACTACACCCGTTTTCTTTTTTATTTCATTTCTCACATATGATGGAACCCATGTATGCCATGAAACAAATAATGTATTGGGATGTATGTATTTGACGTGGAACCCGTTGACTTCCAATTCTGATACAATATATGCAATACATTCGGCTTTACTATATATCGGTTCTCCAACCAAATATTCGGGAACACCAAACCATATGTGTGTATCTTTACAGTATTTGTTCTTGGCAGTGTATTCAATGCGTTTATGAATGCGATTAAGGATTTTTTTAAATATAGATAATTGTTTTAAATCTCGTTTTTGACGTTTCTCATAGAGTTCATCTATATTCACTTTGGTAGATGTCTCTTTATCATTGTCTAATATAAACACCGATGTCATTTATAATATATTATAAAAAAATAATAAAATGGTAACAAAAATAAACTACATGAATCAAGAAAAAGATAAAGTAAATATACGTTCAATCGTAGTATCAGGAGGAGGTCAAAATCTAATGACCTTTTTTGGTGTTCTAAAGCGTGCATTTCAAACAGATTATCTAGACTGGTCAAGTATTGAGTCTATTTATGGTACTTCGGCAGGCGCATTGATATTGGCAGTAATCAGTCTAAAAATAGATATGAATATATTGGATGATTATTTGAAGAAACGCCCATGGGATAAATTGTTCCATATGAATATTGATGCATGTATTGATGCATATGATAAAAAAGGAATATTTGATGTCGGCCATTTTTATTCCATTTTTGAACCTTTGCTTAAATCTCAAGATCTTGACATCAATATTACATTAAAAGAATTCTATGAATTTAATCAGGTCGATTTACACATCTATGCTACTGAAATGAACAGTTTCACATACGTTGATTTTTCACATACTACACACCCCGATTGGAAATTGGTTGATGTGGTTTATGCGTCGGCATGTATTCCTGTGATGTTTTCTCCTATTATTGTCGGGGACAATTGCTACATTGATGGTGGTCCAACGATGGATTTCCCGATTGATATTGCCTCTCAACACTTTAATGAAGATGAAATTTTTGCAATCAAAAAAGTTTGCAAAAATGTGCCGAATAGTATTGATGAGAGAATGCATTTATTGGATTTCGTGCAAACCTGTTTTGGAATACTATTACGTAATAGAATCATGCAAAAATCATTGACTCAAATAGAGAACACTGTTTATGTGCCAGGTATAGGATCATCTATGAGTGAAATTCTCAACATGACTTCAAAAATAGAAATCAGAGAAGAGATGATTGAAACGGGTGAAAAACTATTCGATGAGTTTAATCCTGCAATACAGTGTTGACAAACTGCTCGAGTGTGTTCTTACTGATCTTACTGTCGAATTCAATGGTCTCACCATCGCTGTTGATCAATTTCACTGTAGGATATGAATCCACTTGATATTGAGTGACCAATTTTTTCACATTTCTACATTCATCGTCACAATTATCGTCATGAAGGTCTTTTGTACAATCAATTCCTTTACATACAACTCTGTAACCGTTTACTAATTTATTATCATTATCATATTCTTGTTTAAAAGAATTCCACTCTGGTTTTGCCTTTCTGCAATGAGGACACCAATCGGCATAGAAGAAATATAAAATGGCTTCCTTATTGCGCCTATTTGCATTGGAAACATCCTTATACTTATCATTTTCGATGGATGGAACTGCATACTTCTTGTAACCGTAATATCCTGCAATTATAAAGATTATCAAGACAAATGTGATCAAAATGTATAAATAGTATGGTTTCAAGTATTTATCAAAAAGATCCAAGATTTTCGACATTATATATTATTGTGCCATTTTTTATTTGAGATTTATACTCATCGATGGAAATATGTGAATATAATATAAATGACAGAATCCAGAGACAAATCCAAAATGAAAAAAGAAATAAATGAAGCAAATAAACAACACCAGAAGTACATAGATAATGAATTTGTAGAACATTTTGATGAATTCATTAAATTTATAAAGAATGCTTCCGGTGAAGATAAAGAGTTGGTGACTTTTATTAACAAGACCTTTACATTTCTAAAAGTGTTTAATCAGAAAACACTGAATCCTTCAACATCTAATAAACTCATCGATGACATGTATTTAGATACCGAAAAACAACTCACGGACAAAATGACTGCCGAAGATAAAGGCGGTTACAATGACGCTTTAAAAGCGTATTTGAGCAAATTGAAAGAACTCACCTTAAAAATAAAAGGAATAAAATCTGAATATAATACTGTAACAACTGAGATATATATTTGTCAACAAAATAAATGTCAAAAGTATGATGAAGATGATAAACTATCAGATTTATTTACTGCATGTGCCATACAAACCAAAAAAAACAAAACTCCTGAAGTCCATTGTAAAAATAAGAAAAGCATGACAGCAAAGAAAGAAGATAAAGGATTTTTAGGTATGTTCAGTGGAGGTTCGAAAAAGAAGAAAAGAAAGTCACGTAGACGCCGCAGAAAAATCTAAAATATTTATAGAGTTATAAATATATTAATGAATATTCCGAAAATTGTTTTCATAGTCCCATATAGAGACAGAAAGCAACAACAATTGTTTTTCGCCAACCATATGAAATCCATTTTAGCAGATGTAGAAAACTACGAAATTTTTTATATTCATCAAAATGACAATCGAACATTTAACAGGGGCGCCATCAAAAACATCGGTTTCATATTTGTAAAACAACGTTACCCGAATGATTATAAAAATATTACTATTGTTTTCAACGATGTAGACACAATGCCTTTTACCAGAAACTTTCTCGATTATGAAACAAGAAAAGGTGTTGTAAAACATTTTTATGGCTTTAAATTCGCATTAGGTGGAATCGTTTCTATTAATGGCGAAGATTTCGAAAATATCAACGGGTTCCCAAATCTATGGTCATGGGGATATGAAGACAATGAATTAAACAATCGATGTACTAAAAATAAGATACATATAGATAGAAGTCAATTCTTCCCCATTTTAGACAAAAACATTCTTCAACTATCGGATGGAATCACAAGAACAATCGATAAATCCGAAATTAGAATATTTAATTCAAATACTAAAGAAGGAGTTTCTTCTATTCGTGATTTGAATTATGAGTTATTGGATGACGGATTTGTCAATGTTACTGCATTTGAAACAGGAAGAAAATACAACCATCTAAATGCAATTGACCATGACCTTCGTAAGCCAATAAATGCACGCAGTAAACCCAAGATGAAAATGTTTATATGATTTCCTTCATTTCAATAAACTTGAATGTAATACCACATTCTTTTTCACTCTCCCATATACCCGATATTTTCAATACAATATTGTTTTTCTTATTAGGATAATTATGTTTCGAATAATATTTGATATTTCCACTCTCTAACTTCTCACTCAATAATGTAGTGATTGTTTTGTTCGATTGCGTATACGTTTTATAATATGACATGATCGACGTTTCTATGGATTTGACTTTTCGTATAATTTCTACATTTTCACTGGGTTTTATTGTTAAAAAACATTTGTTTACAAATAGAGACTTTGACTGTACTTTGAATGGACATTGTAAGTAAAGGCCTATAGTGGTTATAAATTCATCTGAATGTATCAATTTAGTAAAACTCCCTTCCATTAAAATATTATTCTTTTTATCAGAGAAAAATAGATTTAGGTCTTTAACGTCGTCTAAATTGTATATGATATTCATTATTAATAACATATACTTAGTAATGTTTATATAGATGTTTTCTATTCTTTTACTTTTTTTTAGTATCGACTTCTTCTACCTCTTCTGATTCATCGACTTCTTCTACCTCTTCTGATTCATCGACTTCTTCTACTTCTTCCGATTCATCGACTTCTTCATCAGACTCTTCGATTTCCTTGGATTCTTTATTGGCCAACCCTTCCTTGGAGAAAAACAAATTCCACAAGAAAATGGATGCAAATACAACAATTATGAGAACAAGGACTACTGTTTTGATTTCAAAATTCATTTTCATAACATCAAAGTTAAATTTCATAACTATAATATATAATATATTAATATATAAAATGACAACCGTTTTTCACTCAAATAAACCGATAAATAATTGGAAAGGTCTCACATTTAAGCAGGTTACATATGATATTCAGAGAAATGGTACAAATAATACAGTCCAAGACGCATTCAAATCACGTCCAATGAAAATATACAGAAAAGAACTCAGTACCTCTAAAGGAACTTGTAACCCTAGAACATCCATTAAAATCGACGACATCAATCGACCAGGTGGATCTAATTTCATTCAAGTAACCATGGATGCTCCTCATATTACAAGTGACATCAACTATGAGAACAATAGTTGTCAACACTTGGGAAAAAACGATTGCAATAATATCGATTTCTCACCTGCAAATAATGCTCTTCGTCGCTTAAGAAGCAGTGGGATGAATCCTAGAAAATACAATATCGACTCAAAGGATAATTATTTTAGTTCAACTAAACAATATTTGGACAACCGTAATTTGTCGTATAAAAACAATACAAACTTTGTCATGACCCCTAATAGTGTGGACAATGCATATACGTCCGGGTCACTCAATAATTGTCCACATACCAAGGTGACTTATAAACCTAATAACACCAAGTTCGCAGTACAAGGTGCAGTTTCATCCGGTGATTTAATTACTCGCAAAAAATACGACGAAATTACAAGTGTGGGTGGTTCATTCAGATCAGCATTTGGTGATCACACCGCAAATGCTATGGCGTATGGAGTATCTGACTATGGATACACAGTTAAGGACAAGAAGGGATATCCTTTAAAGCAAACCCCGGTATTTTCCAAATATTCCAATGTCATGATAAAATGCACACCACGTAAATTCAGTAACATTATTTAATAAGGTTGTTTAACTATTTTTGTATTTTCATTCGATTGAATGAAATTATATGGAACATTGTGTTTGATACACCACGAAATACACTTCTGAATATTATTTTTGTTCAAATTTTCTATCTTCTCGTGATCTTTTGACTCGATCAAATATAATGTGCTCATGATTATTTCCAATTGTTGTTGTCCGAATTTGGAATTGTATTCTTCTACTTTTGTGGTGAAATACTTGGATACATTACATCCAATGATTCGGCATATATATTTTTCAGACTGAATCGTATTTTTCAATAAATATCGCATATAGGGTAAAAACAATGTATTGTTTGAATGTAAAAAACGTTTACAAACCACATATTTCTCAGAATTGGCATAGCGACTCGTTTGTGGTTTGCATACATAAACGGATTCATAAAATGCCGATAACAAAGCCATGATGTCTACTGTCAAATGCATAAAACAGTCGAAAATTTTTAGGACAAAATGACCATTTTTTGATTGCGTGCATAATGCATATACCACTTGCGCGATCAACAATTTACTCATTACATTTTCTTGATTGTTGAAATCACTAGAAAAATCAAATCCACCATCAGCGGTAACAATATGACATGATGAACCATACTTTTGTACTACATCGTCAAAGTTATCCATCTTCAAAATGTCTCCTGTTCCATCAAATCCCTTTTCAATGTATACATTCTCATTCTTTACTAGAAAATCCACACTTTTATTCCACGTTGGAATATTGATATCATTTTTGTCTTCCAGTAGAGTCATGCCAATATATTGATCGTCTTTGTTTTCTCTTCTATTCACAAAAGCCTCAATAAAACCTCCCGGTCCCTCAGCAATGTGGAAACATTTGATGTTGCATTCCAGTTCATCGATTAAGTGGAATTCGTCAATCATTTCGAGCATCTTATAATACGACCGCGATAATGGTTTGTATTTTGATACACATTTTCCTTTGATAAAAGGTATCGTGTTTATATATTCAAACGGATTCGTGTATTTTTTGTAAATGTCCCAATCTTTTCCTTTGTTGTGGATTCTGTATTTTATTTCACTCAAATAATTCGATAAAGATTGCGATAAAAAAGGATTTTGGTTTTGATCCGATGTAATGAGTTTGATTTCTTTGTACAGTTCATAATGTTGTCTTGGTAAGAGATAATATATCATATTTGTTTACTATGATACATTAGATTTATATTCTATTAAACAATTACAATTTTGCGTTTGTTTTTCTTGATGATTATGGGTTTTTCGTCATCTTTATTGTCATTTACAATTTTCTCTGATTGGATATTAAATAACTTCTCTGCATTCACATGGCGCATTTTTTGAAACACGAAATACCTATTCAAAAACGATACCTTTTTCTCATTGATGGTCATAGTAGATGCGTTTTTATATTTATGTTTTGATGATCGATCATTTTCCATGGCATGAAACATTTCGTCAAACATCCCACTACCATTGGGTAATCCCAAAGGATTTGCCTCTTCTTTACTCAGTACTTTGAATCCATATGTTTCCATGATTTCTACGAAATAATCAAAATTCACCAAATATTCGCGAAACGTATTCCCTATTGTTTCCTGATAGATTTGGATGGAATACCCCAGACTTGTATCGTCGTCTGAAAATCCGGTTTCATTATAATCCTTTGTCATTTCAAACATTTTCCGGCCATTCTCTTGAAGTACCATTTTCTCACCTTTTTCTTTTTCTTGTAACATTTTGAAAACGGTTTTACCATCGTAACAACACCCGATAAAGTAACCATTCAGTCGTGTACACTCTGACAAATTTCTAGCAAAATTATGCAATGTTGTCGAATTTTCGAAGAAATAGTGCAGTGCAAACTGACATGAACTCACATGAAATCCCTCTTCGGCAACACCATATTGTTTATATACACCTTTACCTAATAATACCTGATCCTTAGGACCATTTCCGAAAACGGCTGATGTCAATTCCTTATCTTTCTGTGTGTTAAAAGCATCCCCATTGCGTATGTTCAAACTACTGTTACCATTTACAAATAACGCAGATGGCATAGACTTGAATGTATTCTTGTCTTTCAAGTAACGAGCGCATGCGCCATCGATTCTATTGTGAATATTGTCTTTCGATATATCGATTCCGAATACAAACGACAATTTAGCATAGGTCCATTTATGTAAATCCCCGGCTTTTCCACATGCATAATCAATCAAAGAATCCTTTTGATTGGAAACACTTTTAATGAGTGTATTTTTCACATATAAATTGTGAAAGTCGCGTAGTGAACGAGTTTTCTTGACTGCGGTCGAATCTCTATTGTAATAAACACCCTCATTTGCGTCAAATGAATTCTCACCATCATTATGATGGATTTCATCCGGAATTTCTTGTCCACTCTTTATCATTATATCTGTTATTGGATTATGAATGGTTTGCCATATACTGTTTGCAACATGGTATGCATTACCATAATTGGGGAGTCCATTGTGTAGTTCGTGAGTTTTATCATATCTAACACGCAATGGTATCCATTTCCATCCTTGTTCTTTTGTTAAATCATATTTGAATTCAACAATCATATTTTCACCGAATGTCTCTCCATTTTCAGTGATCACATTTCCATTATTCAATAACATCTTTGCGAAACATGCTTTATTATCATATGGATTGGTTGGATGGAACGGTACTGGCTTGTATTTTCTTTGTTCATCTTCACTCTTGGTAAAGTTTTCCTCAATCAAGTCATTGAAAGGATTCAAAAACCCATGTATTTTCTCATTGTATCCACATCTCAATATGAGTGTCTTATATTGTGTGAAAGATGAATCAGTTTGAACGTTTGTTCCCTCTTCAAATATACTGCGAATCTCATCTTTACCTGTTTGGTCTTTTTTCACAGTCACCAAGAAGTCCACTGTATTGAACTCAGGAGGCTTCCATTTGAAAGAGTGTTTCCAAGACATTTTTTTCAAAGGACCGACTTCGCCATTATCATTCTCACCAACCATTTTATTTGCAGGTGTGAATATAAGTCCATCCGTTTCATAACGGTATACTCCATCATCCATATTTGTAAGAATATTTGAACATGCCTCAAATATCGATACACTATCACTTGTGCTATAAAAGTTTTTCACTTCTATATTAAACTTACATGCATCATCTATCTTAGAAATATGTTGTATTTTCAGTTTATTTACGTACATTTTCAAGAGTAACAATCTATAAGTGGTCTTTTCTTTTTTATCGTCCTCACTGACCAATGCTTTCGTTTGGACGAATTTGAATTCACGACAACTTCTTTTGTTCTTGTAGTAAATATCAAATGCAGCAAATAGATTGATGATGTTTCCATTTTTATCTTTTTTAATAAACTCACCATCCAATAAACTATTGAATAAATCCTCTTGTACAGTCTTGGATCCAGTGAACGTCACGTGCATATTGGTATTTATTGTGTATATTTTACCATCACCATTTATAAAGAGCAATTGACGCTCACCGTCCGCCTTATCAGTTACAGTATATTCCTCTCGTATATTGGGTGTCGCAATATTTCCATTTTGTTCTACTATGTTTTGCATTTCCAATGTATGAGAAGATGGACCGATGAAATTTTGCGGTAATATACGCGATGGTTCGTATTGATCACCAAACAATAATTTCATATATTCATGTTGAATTCCACCTTCTTCGTCATATGAAATCGGATAATTTGTTTGTTGTAAACCACATAGAACAATACGAAGCGACTTGCGAATCAATTCAACGATCGACTTTACATTATCATATGATCTACCCGTACCCATCATTGCATTGTCTATTTCCATTTCTATTTCATAGGTTTCTACACTGTTGAATACATTTGCATCTTGAATATTATAGAATTTCATAGGAACATACCCTGTTTTCTTGGAATTTTTCAAAATACTCAAATCCGCGAATATGGGTAATGTTGAATGTACAAAACGCACGCGATGAAGCAAACGAAATGTCTTGCGTGAATTCATCCAATTGTCAATCATGGTCTTGACGACAGGTGACCGTCCAGTATAAGTTTGTTCTAATTGATATGCTACACGCATATTGAAATCATCAAAATCGGCATATTCAATAAATTTATCATCTTTATCCTTTGGTTTCGTTTTTTGGGTAAATTTCAGTTTTTCGTAGTTCGTAGAAGGCATGTCGAGTATTTTTTGTAGACTGTTTGTTTCGCAATACTTCTGTATCAAATCTTTACCCACCACTTCAGCACGAATTCTGGATTGCTTGAATTGTCCAGTTCTACTATCCATGTATTCTGGATACATACGTAAACTGTAAAATCCATTCGGGTTTTCCAATGTGAAACCATGATTCATAAGACTCTGTGCTACATTATCAAAATCCATTTTACCGATGGGCTGCTTCTTGTTCTTTCCAAATCTCATTTCTATTTCATTTGTTTTACGATCGGATCGAAGCATTGGATTACTTGATAAATAATTGGAAAGCATAATTTCCAAATTTTTCTTAGCATTTTTATCCGATGATGTCATATAATATATATTATTCATACATATATATTATTTAATTCAATTTTTTTACCATTTTAGTTTCTCATGCAATGCTTCATACAAATCTTGTTTTCCGTTTGAAACGTAACTCAATTCGATTTTCTCTGCTAAATCTTTAAGTTCAGACACCTTGTATGAAGATATACTTTTCAACGGTTTCTCTGTATTGTATATTTCTAATTTCGTGTTTTCAATAGATGGGACGTTTGGGTCCAGAGACAACCCATAACCATGAGTGTTGTCAATCACGATTGGTTCACCGTCTATAATATAAGGTGTAACATGCATATAAGTGTTGTTTTTTGTGATTATAATCTTTCTTTTATAATAAATCGCATAGCACGTCAATAATTCAATGTTTGTTACAGAGTTGATCATTAGATCAGACGTCATCATTTGAATCTGTTTCAATGTCAACTTGATGTTACTATCCTTCATCGCACGTATTGATTTCGAAAAATGTTGCCCAATAAGACACTTTTCAGATATCATCTTATTGGAGTCCTTGTTTCGCAATTGCATATACTCAAATTCACCATGAATTGCTATGTAAATACACCAGAATAGAGGGTCCCGTTTGTCAGGGTAAATTATATTAGAATCTTTACTTATGTTCACATGAGGTTCTTCAATCGGATATTCAATCGGCTGAATAATTATTTCAGGCTTCATAGATAGTTTAAATTTATCATTTATTTCTCGCTTTTTGTATACAAAAGGTTTCAGCAATTCCATATCGAAATCATCGAAACAAGATGGTTCAACAAATATATCGCAATAGTGCATTCATAGATATAAAGCGTTATATCTTTATATGCATTTACTCGTCATCATTAAAATACTCATCTTTGTATGTCATTTTCTGTGTTTCAATGTAAGACAAATTGTCTTCCTGACTTTGAACATATTTTACGTACTCTTGTATCACTTTAATCGTGTCTTCTTCCAAAAATGACAAATTGATGTATATACCACTCTTATTTTCATTTAATTTGGAATTTTTACTTTTCAGTATTCGCAAAACCTCCAACTGTTGCAATTTCGTCATTTTTTCCACCCTTTGTTTCAACAACTCCATTGGTATAACCATGTAATAAAAAATAAATTTATATTGATTTTCATATTTGTATTTATTGCATGACCTTTATTCTTTTCTTCTGTTTTGGTTTATCATCTTTCTCTTTTTCTCTATTGTCAGCGAGTTTCGCAATACAACAAATGTATGGATCGTTTAATTCATAACGGATACCGATGACTTTTGCTACAATCGTCGTGTCTTCTTTGATCGTATTGAATTGTCTGTCCATTACGTGATGATCTTTCGCAATAAATATATGCAGTGGTGTATTTTCGCCCTCTTCTACTATCGCGCGAACACCTGCTTTCGTGATATTTTTACTTTTACATTCTATGAGTTGGCCTTCCACAGGATGACATATCATGCAGTCAAATGTAACGACAAAGGTGATTTTATTTCTGTCTACATTCCCAGACGAATATGTGATCAATTGAATGGATTTGGATTTTACATAGCCTTCTTCAATACAACGATTTTCCAATCTATGAACGAGTTTATCTTCCAATACTTTTTTAATGTTACTACCTATTTCTGTAATATCCAAGATCACTTTCTTTTCCAATAGCGATTTCGTGTAAACTCCGTAAATCTTATCTTGTGACATATTGCGTTTATATATAAGTAGTATTATTTATTATTTAATTCAATTTTTTATATTCGTAAATTTTATTGATTACAATGTCTTCATTCGTTAAATTCCATTTCTTTCCATTTCGTTTTGTGTTGTCATAATGACGTAGCAATACTTCTGTCAATACGATCATTTGATTTTTTGTGAAAATGGATTTATCAGTGCTGCATACTATTTTATTTTTACTGTCAACCTGGTCTAAACTATACATTTTTGTACCAATGACATCATTTAGTTTCAACAATATATCCTTTTTCTGAGCCTGTTCAATACGAGCACCTTTAATATTCACCGAATCGTTCAAATCTCTTAGTTTGTAGACGGCGTCATCTTCTTTCACGTATGTTGTAAAGCCGATAATGTCATTCAATTCTCGTTTATTTATCACGTATTTTTTATTGTGTTCACTTGAAATAACAATACTTTTAACGTCAGTAAATTCCAATTTTTCCCAGACATTATTTCTTTCGCCGTAATATTCCACTGTTTTATCATTGATAGCAATTGGTAAACCCGATATTGGATCCGAAATATCAGAACTGATGACTGTTTTTGTGTCAAAGTAATCTTTCAATATTTTATCAAACGCTGAACTTTGTTTCGAATATAAATAATTCAACAAACAGATCCTGGATTGAGGATTAACATGTTCTACTATGTGAGAAACCAGATAATAATTTAACAAATCATGGTCGATTTTATGGATATTTTGAAGGTGACTTATCAAAGATGAAAAATTCTTATACCAATCCTTCTCATTTGAATCGATGATCACCTTTTTATTAGCCAAATTATATGCATGATTTGCATTTTTTATTATCGTATCACATTGTCTTTCCTGAGACTTTTTGTCCTTTGTTTTAACTGTGAGTTCTGGAACTTCAATAGATAAATGTCTATGTTTGTAATAAACAGGTGTCATACGTTGGTATACATTTGCATTGTCATCGGTCAATTCTTGTGGCTGAAATAAATAATATTCTCCTTTATTCACTAGATGACCCATACGACCATATTTATCAATCAAATATTCACTGTTGTTATTGATTAAATATGTGAGAGCGTTGTATATTTGTTCATCAGGATATTGTTTCACTATGTTGATTGCATTAAATAATTCATCTTTTTTGTAAAAGAAACGTCCTCGTGAGTACCCTGGAATGTCTTTAAATAAATTTCGGATGCGTTTTAATAATGCGTCTTGATTTGTAACCATGTGATTACTGACATATGTGGTTTTCAATATATCGGGTTTGCCCTTCTTTGCAGAACATTTGAATGCACAATTGTCCATATAGTCACAAATATCCGTATATGGTTTATCCCCAAATGAGATCTTTCTCATTTCTCCATTGGGCATTTCACATTCGATTTTCTCATTGTCCATCGATTTCATGTTTTGTTCCGTAAAATTGGTCTGTCCTATGTTCAAAATACAGTCGATTGACAGCGTCTTTAATAATCGGGTTACTTTTCCTATTTTTATCGACTTTCTTTCTGCCAATCGATATAAATAAACGTCTGTTGCTTCACTATTGGAATCCGTCGAAGTAGCATGTAAAAATATTTCGACATTTCTTTCTTCAAAAGGCAAATTGCAGTGACTGAGATTTCTCACACCACGACCGACGATCTGTTCTACACGGTTCAAGTTATACCATGGTTCCAATATGTGAATTTGACGTATGTTCTTGAAATCCACACCTTCTGCCGCCGCTTTTGTGATAATAACTACTTTTACCTTCTCACCCCTCTTATTCGATGAATCATTCAAATATTTGATATCGGCGTTGTTATCAGGAGAATATATTTTATCTCCACTTATCATCATATATTGAGCCGGTCTAAAATCACCTTCATGTTCACTTCTCACTTTCATGGAAATTGAGTCTATAGGCTGAGGTCGATTTTTCAATAATGGTTTTGTATAGTCCGCTGTATTAAAACGCGTGAACCCCATTTCCTCCAAAGCCAACGCCATAGGAACTGCTCCACCGTCGATATACTGAGAATATATCATAATAATACCCTTTGATAATCGAATTGAATTACATATTGTCGCCATTTTACAACTATATTTATGCAATTCTTCCTGGCCAAAAATTTTGCCATATTGATCATTCTTGTATTCAAAATCATATTTGAGTGGTTTGTCGCCTTTTGTTTCCTTGTATTTCATAACAGAGTTCAATCCATTCTTTCCAGTCATAGATTGTATCAAACTATCATAGTCACTCTTGTATTTCATGTTTTCTTCAAATCCTTCATTAGGATAAACAATATTTAACGATTCAATAGGTTTTTGTAATATGGTATATCCAAACGAATCCATCGATTCAAAAACGCTGGTTTTATCCGAATCGTTAGACAGCATCTTCCCATGTTTCATGGATTGTATCACAAAGTCATATACATGTTTTTGATACGAACCTATTGTATTGAGAAAAATCTGATTTTGTATGTGTATCATTGGCTTCGTGATCTTCTTATTGTTCATTTGTAACGTCGGTAACTCCCATATGAAATCCTTGTCATAATCCTTATTAGATGCGTATATGCGTGCTGGAAATGTATATGGATTTTCTCCTCTCACATATGAAATATACCCCAGTAATTTTCGATGCAGCAATTCTTTTCCACTTTCCTTTCCTTTTTTGAAATCACCTTTCTTGTCAAATACATCGCCTATTTTGATTATGGATTTATTATCATTCAAATTCATCAAATTGGCGATCCAAATAATCTCCTCGTGTGAATTGTACATGGGTGTAGCAGACATCATTAATAAACGCATATTGTCGCTATATTGGACTATGTCAAATAATACTTCAGCGGTTTTCTTGTTTGCATTGTCATTTGTGATTCGAATATTATGCACCTCATCGATGATCACCAATCTATTATCGAATAGACTCTTGATTTTCTTGATTTTTTGTTTCTTCTTGTCTTGTGTAGTAGAGACCATGATGTTTTCAATCTTGTTTGCCACATAATTGGAAAACTGTGTGTATCCCATAAAGACATAATATTTGTTGATTAAATTCTTGATTTGGGAGATCACCTTGTGTCGGGGCATGTTTTGAATTTTCGAAGGATTGATTTCATTGATCAAAGAATTCCCGACACATCCACGGATGTTCCATAGTCCATTTGTTTCCGTCAATTTCTTCTCATCAAAAAGTTGCAATTTGAAATTGTCCTGGACATTGGGTGATGCAATGATTATAATGGATTTTTTCATGTTCATTTGTTTCATGTACTTTCGCATTTCCTCGGAAACACCGATTGCACTACATGTTTTTCCCGTTCCTAGACCATGATACAAGAGCAAACTATTGTACGGTGTATTGAAATTTATGAAATTTCTCACGAAATTCTGATGAGGCATCAATTCGAAATCACTGGCACATAAACGATTAGATTCTTCTGCGATGTTTTTTATAGATCCATCGTATTTTGAATCGTTGAATTCCTTATGTTGAACTAGTTTTTCATTGAACTCTTTATCACCCACTTGCGGATAAAGCATATCGATGTAATCACTGATCTCTGTTTTCATTACTTTTGGTAGCACACTAGATTCTTTCACTTTTTCCGTTTCCTTTTCATCCGATAAAATAACTAATTTACGTCGAATTGGTTTAATTGATTCTATCTTGTTTTTGTTTTTAACTGTGAGAGTGTGCGGATTGTTGAACAATTTCTTTATTTCTGGTTTTGTTAACAACATATATTTCCATTTCTTGTTGTCTTCAAACTCTTCTTTGAAAAAATTGCGGCCTTTCTCAGTTTTATCCAATTCGTCAAAGAAAATACGTGGCACGATTTTGGTATCGTCTTTTGTTGGATGAGTTTTAAATTTGTATATTTTTTTGGGAACATATATACCCAAAGTAGTATCATAATCATGGTACGGCGCCTTTTGTTTTTTGGTTTGATTTGACATATAATTTAATGTACTATAATATTGAAGTATATTAAATCGAATATATATTGGTTTTCTTCAATGATATATCTAAACTTTCAATAAGTTTTTTTTTCTCAACGTTATAAGGTCTTATGGTTTTCAAAGCAGTTTCTATATTCATCCATTCTATTTTACTTACTTCGGATTGCTGAAAACGATCCAAGTGAACAGTGTCTTTGTTATTCATAAACATAACAAAATATTTATGTTTGTATGATTTGTAGTTGGAACCAGTAATGAATTCATACAACGGCATTATGTTTTGTATATTGTGTAAATGATTTGTATTGTAACCTGTTTCCTCGGAAAATTCGCGAATTGCACATTCATAATCCTTTTCATATAAATTTCTTCTACCCTTTGGAAATCCCCACTCGGGTTCATTGTACTGAATGTCGTTACTCACTTCTTCTATCAAAGAACCCAATGAATAATGAATATTATCATAATCGATGCCTTTGACTAAACCTTCGTACTTATCCTTTGCATTATTGTATTCGTTTTTATATTGATGCAACGTGGTTTCATCATTCCATATATTTTTCCAAATCTTTTCGAAATCACCATGCAATAGAAGTTCTTTTTCTTGTACAGTCATTTGTTTGAACATTTTCAAAATGTATTCCTTGTTTTTTATCGAATATTTTCCTCGCATAAAATCCATGAAGCATAATGTCTCCTTCCTTCGTATCATTAAATATTGATATTCATTGTTAATGTAACGAAAAGCGATCACTCCTATACTTGTTATCGGTATCTTACATTGACTATATAAATGACCGGTTTTACCACAATTGTTACAAAAAGCATTCTCCATTATAATTTAATCTGAAAAATAATAATGATTTAATTCTATATACTTTCCAACATGAAATATAATCCAGAAGTATGGGGACCTCATTATTGGTTCTTTTTGCACACGATTGCACGTAACTATCCTGAATATCCCAATGACGTTACTAAAAGGAAATACTATGATTTGATCATTAATTTGCCATTGTTTATACCAAATGAAGACATTTGCAACTATTTTACTGCTTTATTGGATAGATTTCCAGTGACACCTTATTTGACCAATCGCGAGTCTTTCAAAAGATGGATGCATTTAATTCACAACAAAATAAACAGTCATTTAGGCAAGGATGAAATACCGTTTTGGAAATCAGAGGAAATCTACGAGAGTAATTATATACCCAAAGTCATTCACTTAAGCGAGAGACTGCAAATACAAAAACATCACATTACATTTCTTTTTGTCTTGATATTAATAATTATAATATATATATTGTATAAAGAATGAGATTTGAAATAGTGATTATGATTATAACTCTCCTAGTGATGGGGAACATATACACAGAAGGAAAATATCTCAAACTCGCATTGACATGGAAGAAATATTATCAAATGGCTGGGGTTGCTATTGGTGGCTATATGTTGTGTTGGTTATTGAGAAAAGATCCAGAACGTGCTAAAGATATGATTATGACGTCAAATGAATACTTGAAACATCTTCCAATCGACAAGGATACATCAAGTATTTTAAATCCTATCATTGATATGACAAAACAACAACGTTTCTCAGAACACCCCAATTCTATCACCAATCCCAAATCAACCCATTATCAACAAAAGGTTATGAACTCTGGGGGTGAGCGCACATCCAAACGTTCGGTTAGTGAGACCAAGAAGAAATTTGTTGCCGCTCGACAAAACTGGCATTGTGGTGACTGTCAGAAGCAACTACCTGCATGGTTTGAAGTGGATCATACCATACGACTGGATCGCGGTGGGACAAATCATGTGGACAATTTAGTTGCTTTATGTAGAGATTGTCATGGTAAAAAAACCGCGATTGAGAATTTATAGGGGGTATATATAAATGAGTGATGGCTATGATGATAATGAGAAACCCTTACTTAAACGTTCATATGACTATATAAATGAAAAAAGGAAAAATACATTGGATACTATGAAGTCTGGGTTTAAAGGTGCTTACGAAAAATCAAAAGAGTATGCAAAATCATTCAAATCCGATAACAATTCCATTTTTAACAAACAATGGCAATATTTGACGGAAATATTTACGGATCCGAAAAAACTCGCCACAAATGCACAAACAATTTTGATTTACGTACTGTTGTTTTTGTTTGTAATTTCATTGTCTGTATTCTTCAGATACTACAGTAGAGACGATAATATCTATACAGATGGATTCTTCTTCTACATGATTGTCATTGTAATACCTATTATATTGTTCACCTATTATGGCGTTTTCTCAAATGGAGATAAAAGCGCAACACAAGGTTTTTTTGTATTATTGGGTGTAATTGTATTGATGTATGCATTATTCGAAATCCGTGAAAGATATGAGTCGTTGGAAACTTCGTTGAAGAAAGATCTAAATATGTATCTTTCCATTATTGGATTGGCAATAGGATTGGTTGGAATGGCAATGATCTTCAATTTATTTAGTGAAAAGTTGAAGAGATTAACGGGCATAAGTGGATTTATAGTGAACTTTATCTTTTTCATACCTTGTATTATAAACGACTTCTTCATTTTCATCAAAGACCAGTTTTATTTGACACCTTCCATAAATTACATACTTCTAGTGGTGGAAATTCTCCTCGTCCTAGCATATGTGTATATTCCACGTTTACTACAGCGCAGATTATTGGAAAATGGTAAAGTGTTGTTGAATGATCCTCAGTTTTTAGATAAAAATAGAATCATCGCAACCACAGATGATATTCCTATGGGGGAACATCAAAAATACAATGCAAATGGCGAAATTGTAGATGGTGAAAAAGAGTCAAGAAAAAATTATGCCATCTCACTATGGACCTACATGAACATCAATGCTCCAACACAAGAAGCCAAACATGTTTTTAGTTATAGTTCACATCCCAAAATAGAATATTTAGGAAATGATGGTAATGATAAATACAATGTACAATTATCTGAGGATGACTCTGTCCAAGTGGACTTAGATCCTCAGCGATGGAACTATTGGGTATTTAACTATAATCAAAATGTAGCGGACATTTTCGTAAACGGAAAATTGGTGAAAAGTACTCCTGTTTCCCCTAATTATAGTGGTGGAGACTCTATAGCCATTGGTGATAAACACTTGGATGGAGCGATTTGCAATATCACATATCATAAATCCATGTTAATCGAAAGTGAGATCGCCAACAATTATAATTTATTAATAAATAAAAACCCGCCTGTAAATAATCTCATATAAAATATATAAATGAACACAACAACAATTGTTTTAGGAACTGTTTTGATTATTATCATTGTATTTATGCTGTTCCAAGATTATTTCACTGGTAAAACGAAATTGGAAAAACAGCAACATTTATATGATTCTTCGCCATCAGATATTAATTCCAACAAATTGGCCTCATCTGGAGCAGTGAATTTCACTTACACAATCTGGGTCTTTGTAAACTCACTTAATCAAGATGATATGACCATTTTCCATAGGCAAAATGATACAAAACTATATTTGAATAAATCCACAGGAAAATTAATTGCTGTTATGGGAACAGGCCAAGAGTCCATCGATATTACAAACAATTTCCCTTTGCAAAAATGGGTGTGCGTCACAATAAGTCTCAACAGCAATATTATGGATGCATATTTAGATGGAAAAATGGTAAAGTCAGTAAAATTAAATCCACCATATAGTAATGATTCGGGAGCAGATATTAAATTCGGAGAAGGAGCAGATATTTACATTAGCAATTTCGAGCGTGTTCCTTCACCAACCGATCCAAAAACAGCCTATGATAAATACTTAGCAGGAAGTGGCGGCGCTTCTTTGGTGAGCACATTACTTGGTAACATGAATGTAAACCTTTCTGTTTTACAAAATAATGTCGAGACCAGTCGATTCGCATTGATTTAGAAAACAAAATACTTAATTAAAAAATAATATAAAAACCGTTTCATATTATTTACTAACTAGAGTTGTATTGTATTCTAGTTAATTTTATTGCTCTCATAGCTCAGTCGGCAGAGCATTCGGCTGTTAACCGAAAGGTCGCAGGTTCGATTCCTGTTGAGAGCGCGATTTAGTATAATGATTAGTTAAAGTTAGACTAATAATTATTTATAAAGTAATTATATAACTATGGATTTCAATAAACCTTTTGGTGAACAAGTAACAACGGGACAAACACAAGGTACAAACCAAGATTATTTGAATAACATACAGGAAACTACAAAGACAGGAATGAACAATATATCTGACTCTTTCAACAACATTCGCGATACTGTACAAACGAGTGTAAACGAGTTCCAATCCAAAGACACCATGACTCTAGGTAGTGAATTTATCAATTCAAATACCATTGTTGCAAAATTCGTATTTTTAGTTTTAGTTTTGATCGGATTTATGGTTTTGCTGAATTTAGGATTGTATCTTGTCGCTTACTTTACCCGACCAACAAAATCGCCATATGTGGTAAAAGGTTTGAGCAATGGTAACAATTCGAAGACTGCTGTGCAAGATCCTAAAAACGGGAGTTCTGTCACCATATATCGATCAAATAATGAAAATAAAGGGATGGAATTCACATGGTCAGTTTGGTTGAAAAGAGACAAACCATTGGAAATGGATACACATCACGAATATGAACACATATTTAACAAAGGCGAAAATACGGGAAATTACGATGATGTAGGTGGAAATGCCCCAGGTGTATACTTTTACAACCCTCCTACTCCTGATGCTAACGCTGTCGTCCCTACTATAACAAACAAAATCAAAATCAAAATGGATATTGTTCCAACAGAACCTATAGATGGTAATAACACATTCGAAGAAATCGAGATCGACAATCTTCCTTTCAACAAGTGGTTCCATTTAGCCATTCGATTGGAAAACAAGGTAATGGACGTATACGTGAATGGCGCCATAGCCAAGAGAATCACATTTGGTTATTTACCAAAACAAAACTATGGAGATGTACATGTGGTCAAAAATGGTGGTTTTAGTGGTAGTCTATCGGATCTACGATATTTTGATCGTGGACTCAATGTATTCCAGATCATGAATGTTGTGAACAGTGGACCGAACTTACGTTCTTCCGATGCTGATAAAAACCGTGATTTCGATTATTTATCTAGTTCTTGGTACATGAGCGACGTTGCATAAAAAGTGATAAAATTCATATAATATAGTATACTATATGAGTAGAACATTCCCGAAAGCAGGTTATTTGCAAACCGAAGCGAATAATATATTGTGTGGTAGCGCTATAAATACTCGTAATACGTATATTCAAAACCAACCTAAACCCATTAGATTGAAAATAACATCTCCTTATACAGGTAAACTTTTGGAGCAAGGTGGGTCCAGTACAGTGACCCAAGAACAATTGAATATGAGACGGAAAGTGGAAATATTACAACATAAGAAAAACTCTTCAAATAATGCACGATTGACCAAATCTCAGGCTTTCTCACGATTGATCAATGCGCCTTTCCGCCAAAGGACTCAACAAAATTCATTCAATGGAGTAAACAATTGCACTGATGATAAATATAAGCCCACACTTAGTACTTCTGCAGATGTCCCTGGTCCACCAATTGTATTGCAATTGGACGAAAATGTAGAACTATATAATTATGCCGAACCACAACAGCCCAGATCTATATTTGAAAGTGAAGAAACCATACAACCATGGAATGTCAATGTGAATACCAATGTTTTTGCAGATGACGATGTCGCAACGAATTTATTCACGCTTTATATTAATAGAATTGAGAATACATTCACTCCATATTCATTTCAATTCCCTATCGCATTGTATATCCAAGGAAATACGTCAATTGGAACAAGCGAATCCTTTCATATCCAGAATTTTTCGTTCCAGGTGTTGTTTGACGGGGCTCCATTGGAAATTTCATTTTCTAGCAATATTGCCGAATTGCAAAATCGATATCTCACTATAGAAGATTTTAATAATTATGCAACAATTGATTCAACTAGTTGGGATTTTTTCGCATACCAATACATCGGAGTTCTTGAAATAAATAATTTGACTTTGCCCACACAATATGGTTTTGTCTATGATTTTTCATTTAAATTCCAAATAAGTACAATAAATGAAAATAATGCAAATGCTGGAGTATTTATGAACGTTCTCAACTCATCAGATCAATATAGTAATACCACAATTCAATCGACTCCAAAAGAAGGGTTTGATGGATTTACATTCATCGAATCCTAGTTTTCTTACACAGGGTTCACACATGCTTGACGAGTAGGAAAGACTTGTCCAGACATGCATTTCTCAGAATCATTGACTTCAATACATCCTCTTTTGTTTTCATATTCACCAATCAAACACCAACCATTTTTATTAGATGAAATAGGTTTTTGGATGGGGTTCTCAGAAACATCGTCTTCGGCTTGATTTTCTAAACGGTTCATTTGTAATGCTTTTTCCAATTCACTTTGTGTTTCTGTGTTCACTCCAGATTTACTGGCCTTAATCATTAGGTTACCCACATTTTGTACGGTTCCCTCGGCAATATCCAATGCTACCTTACCAGTATCACTCACAACATCGGCAGACTTATTCAAAATAGTTCCAGTCGTAAATCCCAAAATAGACAATATTTGAGAAATTAAGGGACCGAATATTTTAATTATGAGTTTGATAAAATTACTGATTATATCAAGTAAGTTTATTCCTAAAAATGAGAAAACCAATAAAACACATAATACGAATATCGCCACGTTTTTTGGATCATTGTATTGAGTTGATGAGAATGACGATGATTGTGGTATATTTGTCATAGGCTGAGGAGCAGTTAAATCAGAATTCATTATATAATTACCCTAGATACTTTTTTTCCATCGCTAGTTCGTTTATAGTAAAGGTTTTTTTTGTACTTTAATTATAAAATGATTTCATTCAGTATTTTCGAAACCTTGTTTCTCATCACTTTAGCAAGTTCATTCATATTGATTCTATTCCTTGTCTATCATTTCAAATCTAGAATCTTGGATTTGGAAAAGCGTTGTGACAAATTATTTGCTATTGTTCAAAGCATTGCTGAGAACATGACAGAACAAGAAAATATTAACGATCAGAATGTTAAGAATGTATTTACCCCATTTGGATCCTATCCATTGAATTCTGAGCCAATGCAAACTATTTCCGATTTGAACAATGTTGCTATACAGCACATGGATTTGTTAGAAATTAATGATTCAGAGAGTGAAGAGGATGAAGATGAAGAAGACGATGAATCATCGGAAAGCGAATCTGATGTATGTGAAGATGAGAAAATTACTGTTCCAACTATTGTTAAGAAGGAAGAAATAGATGAGAGTGAACAAAACCTATCAGTAGATTCACAGTTTTATAAAAAAATGCCGGTGGCTCAATTAAGACAAATGGTGATATCCAAAGGTTTGACAGAAAATGCTAACAAATTGAAGAAACCTGAATTAATACAACTATTGTGTCAAGAATAAATATTGTAATTATGTATATATGAATTCATTAAACATTGATACATCTTATCACAAATTCACACCTTCAATGAAAGGTATTCTAGGTAAAACAACAAATGAGTTACCTAAGGAAAAGGAACACAAAAATTTCATTGCTTACCAAAATATCAAGTCCAATAGTGATTACAGAAAATACATGATCAACGAAGGAATGAAAAATATGGATCAATATCGCAATAATATGTAATTCGTACACACTCCAAAAAAACTATTTTCATCTTATACAAATGAAAATAGCAAGTTTCGACATTGGAATCAAAAACATGGCATTTTGTGTTTTCGATTGTTCAAATAGTGATGTAATGTACCCAAAAGTGATCGATTGGAACGTTCTCAATTTATCATCAGATGACGGTGAGTGTAAGAAATGCAATCAACATACTAAGAAAAATGTGATTTGTAATAGTAAAGCAAAGTATTTCAAAGATGATGAAAACTTCTGCATGAAACATGCTAAAATGTCGAAATATTTGATACCCAAGAAGGAGTACTTACCGTCAAATATCAAGAAAATGAAAAAGGAGGATTTATATAATTATGCGAAGGCTCATGGATTTACTGTATCAGAAAATGAATCAAAAGAAAAACTAGTGGAATCTGTTTTACAAGAACTGAGAAAGAAGGTATTTGACACTGTGAAAAAAGACAAAAATGCCAATTCTGTGGATTTAATTACTATCGGCATCAATATCAAAAAGGAATTTGATAAAATACCATCTATGAGACAACTAGATAAAGTGATTATTGAAAATCAAATATCACCAATTGCCACACGAATGAAAACCATCCAGGGACTATTAGCACAATATTTCATCATGAAATACGATCATATAAAAATCGAATTCATTTCATCCTCCAATAAATTAAAGGGATTATCGAAACAAAATGAAAATGAGAACTCCAACTATAAACAACATAAGAAGGACGCTATTTCTCACACAATCGAATTGTTGTCAAATGATGTATATAAACCGTGGAATTATGTTTTAAACCATGCAAAGAAGGATGATTTAGCAGATGCATTTTTACAAGGAATTCAGTATATAAGAAAAAAGAATCCTACATAAAATAATATATACGCGTAGAACTTAAACATAATTTTTGTTATTATCTATATTATGGAGTCCATCGATATTACTGAATTAGATCCGATCAACTTGAAAATTGATGATCCTGTACCCTCTGTAAGTGGAACTAATTTTGGAGGCGGAATCGAACTTTTAATGAATGATAAAAATAAAACAAATACGGGTGTGACAAATGTTGACATTGCCGATTTAGATAAATTAGAAGACGATTTGAACAATTTGTCGAGCATCAACCTTACTTCCAACAATTTCCAACCGAAAACAGATAATTATAGTGAACCTCCTCCTTTAAATGTAAAGTTCGAAACTGACTCGAAAATAGGAGAATCCACTGCTGGAAGTGCGGCTTCAACAAATACTTGGGACGGTTTCATGAAATTTAGTGAAATGCCAGGGACAGGTGTCCCAAATAGGCCAAATCCAATGCCAACTGTGAATTTGACCGAACGTGAGAAAAGACGTAAGAAGCGTGCTATGTTGAAGTCATTGAGTGATTGGCAAGAAAGAGGAATTATCAAGGATGTTTCGCGATTCACAATAGATTCAGATTATAATGAAATCGAAGATGAGTATGAAAGCGCTTTAGAAGATAAACGCAAACGTGATTCAGTGAAAATTCAGCAAAATTGGATGATAACAATGATCAATACTATTGAATATGGTAACGCCATGTTTGATCCATTTGGACTCAATTTAGATGGTTGGGGTGAGGCAGTAAGTGAAGACGTCGATACCTATGATGAAATATTCGGTGAACTATATGAGAAGTATAAGGGTGGAAAAATGAGTCCTGAATTGAGTTTACTCATGAGACTGGGATTCAGTGCATCGGTCATCCATTTTAGTAACAAGGCCCTTTCCACAGCAACGCCTGGATTCAACGATGTCATTAAGCAATCACCTGAATTAATGAAAATGTTTACAAATGCAACCGTGGATTCCATGAAGCAGAGCGCACCTGGTATGGCATTTGCCGAGGAATTGCTGAACAGTAAACCAAATACAACGAATGGTCCACCACCGGCCGCTGTCGACACTCGTGGTCAAGCGCCACCAACACGTCCGGGATCCATGCAATATACGGAAGTTCCAAGCAGTAGACCTGATATACAAGCAGGCCGTGGAATGGATGCTATGAATACTATGTTCAATGAACCAGGTCTAGAGATGAATAGTTCTGGTGCAGATATTCAAGAAAAATCAATACGTCCTGAAATGAACGGTCCACAAAATGCCGATATCAATAGTATATTGTCTGGATTAAAGACGAAACCAACGGATTCGGAAATGAAAAGTATCGATATCCATCAAACAGATGAAGATTCCATGATCAGTGTCACTAGTTTAAAGGATATTGATTCAAATGCCATGCCCAAAAAGTCCAGAAAGAAACGCAATATTTCCGATAAAAAGGTAGTGAGTCTGGACATTTAAATATGAATAAAAATATATGAACTGGTTATTTAGTGTTCTTGGAGTAGCATTGTTTTATTCATTGGCACAAATATACGCGAGAATATGTTTAAATTCAAAAATAGATTTTAGAGTATTAATGGCACATTATCTATTAATTTGTGGTATTTTTGGTTTATTAATGTTATTATATTTGTATGCACATGATGTAAATATAGAATTAAATGGAAAACTTCCAACAATCTTGTTAACGACAATATTATTTATGACAGGTACAACCTTTTTGTTTTATAGTATATCTAGAAAAGTAGAATTAGGAATAATGAATACGGTTCGTACAGCACTACAGATCATCATAACAATTTTATTGGGATATGTATATTTTAATGAACGATTAACTTGTTATCAAATAATTGGTTCCGGACTGATTATTCTTGGTATTTTGATGGTTTATAATTTGAATGAATTAAGTAGTTCATGAAATTTTTACATGATATTGAAATCATATAAAAATATACATACAGTATAACGAGGAATGCTAATAAAACCAATCGTTGCGAATTTCATTAATACAGCAATTATTGCTCCACATGGTGTGACTGATTTTG